ATGACACCTTCAGTATCACTGGCAGCATACTCTGAACCTATTGAAACATAATCAGACGCAAAATATTCTTCAACATCTTTTTTGGTTACACTTGTTACACGAATGATGCCATTGTTATTTTCTTGTCCTGGGATAGGATATAACGGACTTTCTTCCACTTCTACTGTGAAGGTATCACGGCGGCGGAAATTTTCACCGCCGGAAAGAATGGTGTATCCTATAAGTTGCTGTGTCAAAAAACCATACACATATTCAACACCATTAACAAATGCTGTAACCCATACCGTATCATAATATGATAAGGTTGCTAAAGCTTCATTGAAATCTTTTACGTTGATGGTTTTAGGAACGTCAACTTCTAGTTCAAAAATATCATTGTTTGTAATGATACGACCAACCTCAACACACCCCAATTCATGTGAGTATAGTTTCAATCCGGTAGGTTCACGACGATGATACTTTAAATATATTGTTTTTTCTTTCAGAGAAAATACATCATCAGCGACTTCACGTAAATCAGCGGGCGCTAAATCTAATGAGGCAGGATCAATTTGTGTGAAATCAGTATCAATCTTCAGTGTTTTTTTCGACTGCCAAACGCCATCAGAAGCACGTAGAACATAATCACCGGGATATTTAATAGTTGCGGTATCATTATACATCATACGGAAATACAATTCCGCAGCGTTTTCTGTTCCCTTTGCTTCGTAATATTGATTGATAAACTTAATTAAACGACGCTGTTCAGTTAAGGCTTCTGAGGAAATATCATAAGCATGTTGCTTACGCATTTCATCCACAAATAAATCTAGTGTTAAATCAACGTCTGTCCAAGTGTTAGAATTAAGAAGTACTGCATTGGCTTGACGATTGGTGTCAAGAAATGTATAGTACTCTTTAATGAACGAAGCAAATCTAGGATATGATACGCGAAGATATTCAGGTATCTGTCCTTCAACTAAATGCTGTAACTTGTTCTTTAAGTTTGACATTATCCTTCAAATGGTTGTGCTGTAACGGTTAAACCAGACAATGTTCCTAGGGCTTTATTTTGTTGACTATCATCTAACACAACCACAATGTTTTGTGAAGGATAGGGATAAACAGCACGTTCCACAACAGGAGTAGTTCTTACAATGGTGGGTGCTAAATCTTTATTTAAATCTTGCGGTAACGCAGAAAAACGGACATCAAATGCACCTGCAATTAATTGTGTAACCAATAAACGGTTGATAACAAATAATCCTGAATCACTATAGTAAATTTTACCGTAGTTGTTATCAATGATTCTATTGGTTGATGCATCCAGAAGTTTTAACGTGCCCGTTCCTGTACGTGAAGGCGGAGTTTCATCTGGATAATCTTGAATAAAGGCGGTGTATTGAACACCTTGAATTGTGGTCTTGAAATTTGTACTCTTAAACGAGTTGGGTTCAATGGCTGTTGTGAAATACACATTCAATGATTCAGGGACATTTAAAATGGGAACAAGTCTACGTTGCAAACGTAAATCTACCAGTGTTCCTAAGATGGAACGCTGTGAAGTTTGTATTCTATTAATCAATTGACCATAATAGAATTTCTTATCCAATGTTGACAATTCATTAGAAAAGTAGCGACGAATTTCCCCTGCAACTAAACTTGAAATTTGATTGGATGTGTATGGTGTAATTTTAGGATTATACGAAACTTTCACATCCATGCCAACATGAAGATATGTAGGATCAACAAATTCATGCTGTAGTGACAATACACTACGAGGACGAATTACACTGTTGATGATGTTGTCTTTGTCAGATTCAGTGATGATGTAATCTTCTTTAGGATCAATTGACATGAATACTTTGCCATAAATGGGAGGAACATTTTGTTCACCACCCCAAACGGCAACAGATTTTGCTTTATCAAAGTTTGCTAAAATTAATGACTTGTAATCTTCAACAGTAACAGCTCTACCGCGTGTGGCATTATATCGAGGTGCGTTAAAACGAATACTATCAATGTTTTCTCTGTCAGAACCGCCTGATGCAGCATGCACTAACGTTGTGATTGGAGATCCGCCGCCTAGTGTTGTTTGAATTGAGAAGGTTTGTGCACCATTTGCACTATCACCCAACGATGCCACATATTGAATGTTAACAATATTTCCTGATGTCAAACTTTTACCTATGATGTTGTCACCAAAAAACAACTTATAATATCCATCTTGACCTTCTTCCACCCAATAGACTGTATCACTACTTGTAATATCAATAACGGTTTCTGAACGTTTCCATGCTGTTGTTGTTAAATCTGCTTGACTATTTTGAACAGTGACGGCCAATGTGGACAAATCAATGTTACTATTTTTAATAGTGATGGGACCTGTCACAATGTCAGATGTGACTGTTTGTTGTTGTGAGATGACAACACCTTCAACAATATCAACATTACTAAATGTGAATGATCCGGCAACTTTTGTTGCAATATGCTCAACTAATGATACGAATGTAAAACTTTGCCCATCAACTGATGCTGAAAATTTTGTATTTGCAGGTAGTGATAAAGGTCCTGCCTGAGCACTTGCCACTGTGACATTAACTCTCGCCTTAGGGGAGATAACACTTCTGGGTGTGTATCCTAGTGTTTTTGCAATAGATACAACAGATGAACGCTTGACAGCCGTATCAATAAACATTTCATTGGCTTGTAGATGTGCCAATATGGCATTGTAATGTGTGTTATATGCCAACACATCCAATAAATTACTGATACCTGAACCTTCGAAATTGTAATCTGAGAACTGTTCAGATGCACCTAAATAACGAATTAAATTCTCTTTGATTTGTTGAAATTCTAGTTCCGTGACTCTTAGTTCGGCCATTAGCGAAGTCTCTGTAAGGTTAGATTAAATGTAACAGGTGTGTAGATGCCAATCACATAAAAATACAATGTTAAATCATATGAATTGGTGTCATAGTCAGGAATAATCTCAATATTTTCTATGCGAACACGTGGTTCAAATTTCTGTATCGTTTCACTAATAACGTCACGAAGTAAGTCTACAGTTAAAAAATCCATAGGTTCAAACAAAATTCTTTGCAAATCTGAACCAATTTCAGGACGAAATAACTTTTCTCCCTTCCGAATAAACAAGAGATTTTTTATGGATTGTTTGACAGCATTAACATCCAAACGTTTTGCAACATCTTTTGTTGCAGTAACGCTGAATGTTAAGTCTAAATCTTGGTAAATTCTATTAGGTATGGTCATGACATTATTTATATTAAATTTAATATCTTAATGTGGAGTCTGGTAATAGGTTAACAAGTGTCTGAGAATATGTTCTATCATTTTTGAGAGTAAATGCTTGTAATCTAGCCTGTCCTCCCTTGTTCCCATTTGCTAAATTAATACCCTGTTGTTGCCATTGTATGTGAATCCAAGGTTTATATGATGACACCCCACGAACATTTCCTAAACGATATTCAAGAAGTAGTTTATCGTACTGAATGGAGTTTTTCAATTGTACAGCAATATTATAGTATTCTGAGAAGTTTTTTCTATGGAAGCATACATCAATACCCAGACCTTGTTGATGGAATGATACGCCTCGGGGTGGATTCAAGGATCCAGTTACAGATTCAGGAGTTCTAAACACCGAGGTGATGATGATGTTACCCTTCCCAACTAATTCAAACATGGGTTCTATGACATTTACTGCCAATTGACGTAAATTACACACCATGTCTTGTACAGTTAATCCATATTGTCCGCGAAGTACATTATATCCGGGTAGGGATCCTAATGTAACATTCGGAGTTAAACTATATGAACTTGGGAATGAAGATTGTGAATAGATGAGCTGACATGAGGCAACTGCCGCCGGTCTCGCTGCCGGAGGTGGTGTTTCATCTCTTGTTCCTTCTGCCAATGGGCGATTCAAATCTTCATTTGTGACTAATCCTTCATCAACGCCTTTCTTCTTCAAGGCATTAATGGCGTCCCGATTATCTTCAGGATTTTCCGCCAATGTAGACAATGATGACGCCCACTCATCAACTCTATCTTCCAATGTCAAAGGTACAAGTTGAGGCTCGCGGGGATTACGTTCACCTGGAGGATCACCAATATCAGCAGATCCTGCTGTAGATGCTTCATTCGATTTAGCCAAAGTTGCTGCAGCGGCACCTGGCAATGGTAGCAATGCCAATCCTGTACCGTTCACAACAACCGTACCCGCACCTGATAGTAATAATGCTTGTCCCTGTGGTGCTGCCAATGAAGCCTTCAACTTACCTGACAGTTTCATTACTGCCTGAGCTTGGATGTTGACATTTTTGCCTGACGCATTAAAGTTGTTTTTCGCCTTGGCATTAATAGTGGCACCTGACTCCACGTTGACATTTTTCTTGGCCTTCAAATTAATTGTGCCGCCTGCTGTAACATTAAAATCTTTGGCAACATTGAAAGTCACTGTCTTATGAACATCGGCAGTAAGATTTCCGTCAACTTGAAGATTCACATTGTTCTTCACATACAGATTACAATTACCTTCTACGGTTACATTGCACTTGCCCCCAATGTACACATACCCATCTCGTTCCCATATTTCATAACCATCACCCACAATTTTACGCACCATAGTACCATTTCTATCAATTTCCATGAAGGTGCCTTCACGGTGATACCAATGCATACGTTCATTGTTTGGTGTGTCATCATATTCAATTACGTGTCCAGATTCAGACTCATACACATGATTGTAAGGATATTTTGTGTTATATGGGGACTTGGGTTGACTCCATTTGGTGGGCGATGATTTTCGTGCAACAGGAACATCAAGTATGCGTTCTTCATCCTTTGTTTGTACAATCGTGTCCTTAATTTTATGATTACGTGCCAACCGATTTGTATCAGGTTCACCTATATGTGTGACACGCGGATATACACGATTGGGGTCATAGAATCCTTGATTATCTGGGACTCGGCGTAAAGGTTCATTCGTGTTTTGCTGCAGGATGTTAGGGAAGAACTTATACTTGCGAGATGTTGTTGGACGAGGTGTGGGTGGTGTTGGTACTGTACGAGCCGCTTGGTCAATTTGAGCAGCTGACGTAGGATTTCGTATACCACTTTCTACTGCTTTCACACCTCGATTATAAATTTCTTCTGCTGTTCTTCCAATCACCGAGGCGAATTGCCCACCTAATCCAAATGCACGTGCAGCACGTTCACCCACTAATCGTGCCGCCAATAAATGTCCTAATATCTGTGATTTGCGGGTGATGAGATTTTTAACAAAATATGCAAACGTTGTTTTCCACTGACGCAATACATGACGATACATTAACAAACGCTGTATTCTTTGTAACGTCATGAAGTTTTTAGGACCAATAAGTCTTTCAAGCCAAAAGCGAGCATTCGCCATGACATACCAACTTAATGATGTTCGTAGAATATATGGGATGTTATTGTAAAATGCCAATGAGATGACGCCTGCCAATACAGCTTGTTTGGCATAATCTTCACGTGCATTTTCAGGAATGGAGTTCCAATCATCAATGGCTCCCTGACTCACGACACCAATTGACACTAAATCAGGAACCGTTAATCCATATAAACCCATTTTTTCATTTTCATCAATGACATCTAACCCATGAGGTGATCCTTGTGCCGCACGTTCTTGACGAATTTCATCTTCGAGTAACAAGGCAAAGATTTCAACATCTTCGGGAGTTAATGGTCCAATGTGTCCTTCGGGACTTTTTTCTGGTGCAAGAATACGAGAATTAGGAGTGGGTGCTAATGCCAATGCTCCTGTTGTTGGGTCAATGAATACATCACCATCAAATGTCGTTAATAATGTATTTTCTTGTAATGGGATATCTTCATAATTTTCATATTGTGATGCAGCGTAAATGTCATCAGGTGTTACTGTGAATGGATTTTGAGATTGAGCAATCTGCAAAACTTCAGTTAACGCTGACAATGCATTAACACTGTTAATTGAGGTGCCATCAACATTTCGTGCTTCCGCAATTTCACGAACAATCTGATTGATAATGGAAGGAGTTAGAAATTGGGGAAGAGAAAATGTCCCAAATGTTGTTGTAAAAGTTTCGGCGCCTTCTTCTGATTCAATTAATCCACGTAAGGTGGGTGAAATACGCAATAATGATTCAATACTATTATCATTATCTTTCGGAAACTGTCGTTGTATTTCATTGATAATTAAACGTCTATCTATCATGATTCTTGTACCGTAACGCTGTTATTTAAGGCATCATTTCGTTGAGTCTCATTGGTAGCCAATACATTCACAGTAGGAATTGCCAAACTGGACAACCCAGTTGTAGGTAATGTAAGAGTTTTTGATAATGCCTCGGCAAGTTTTTGTAGTAATGTTACCAAGTTGACCGGTTCAGCACGTCCCGGGAACGTGCCTAACATGACAGGTAACTGACATTCATCACCGTCAAGGAAAAATCCCATTACCAATGTTCCTTCTACAGGACCCACGGGTGCATGTCCTGTCCCAGAAATAGAAGCCGATGTCATGGGCATAAGAGGTATTGCCCACGGTAAATCTTCAGTAGGCAAAATAGTTTTGTCGGGATTATGATATCCCACAATACGAACACGGCATCTTCCTAGCGCCTCAGGGTCTTGTCTATCTTCCACAACACCCATGAACCAATAGAAGCCCCCATTATTATATACATTTGTATGCATTATCCTAATCCTGAAGCAAGTGATTCTTTTACCATTTCCAATTTCATTGTATACTTATCTCGCGCAATAATATGACGTACAGCAGTCACCAGATAACTTCCTGATAGATATCTATCAATCAAATTCTCAACATTTTCATCACTACCCTTTGCCGCCATTTTTGGATAATAGAATTGTACAACTTCACCTGCCTGTGTTCCTGCCAAACCAGGAACTGTGATTTCAATTTTCAAATTACTAATATCGTATAGTAAACTTGTTCTCTGTAGAACCCAATCTTCAAATTTTGGGTCTTCAAAATCATTGAAAATTTTCTTATGCTTAGGACGGAATGTTACATATGAATGAACATTTCGTAGTTGTTGTGAAGGAAACGTGGGATTTGTTTTGCCATGTAAGTGTTCAAACTGTGAATAGTTGTTGATGTAATCAAACACATATTCATCATACTTTTTAGTGACCACATCGAACACGTGCATTGTTGATGAATAATGTCCCATTTCTTGACTACGAAGAATGTCATAGTTTGTAGGTATGGCAACATCTTCCACCTTCTTGTATCCTTCTATCAACGTATTTTTTGTAGAATTATTTTTTGTGATACGTTCAATCATGGCATCATCAAATCCGTAATAATACACCTTGCGCTCATTCACATTTTCTTGAGCTTTGAATATGCTATCAACAGTTGCAAAATAAAATTGTTGTGATGATTCCCATGCCAAGGTGTTGGCTGCTTTACTACCTTCATCAAGATGACGATTTGCCAACCAATTGATGCACTTCATTGGACTCCACATGGGTACAACCCAGGTAACTTTATTTTTAGACTCTGAGTTTGGCATCAATTGTAATGATGTTCTATTTTGCTGCGGTACTGATTTTTTCCATGCAGGGCGTGTCAATGTTTCTTCGTCACTTAATCCAGCAGGCATATCGTACTCTTTGCTCCAAAAACGAGGCATTGAAAGATATTCATCAAATATCTGTTTTGCAATTTCACTAGGTTTACCTGTATATTTTTTTGAAACAACAGTAACAGAATCTACAGCTGCTTCCAATGACATGAGAGATAACATGTACATTTGTTGACGGTCTGTACTTGAAGGAAATCTATCACGAACAGCAAACACATAAAAGGCACGACCAAAAATTTGTGAATCTTCAAATCCTGGTACAGTATATGAAATATTAATAATCTCACCGCCTGTAATAGGAAGTGATCCCACCAAATTTAATCCGTCAGATAAAATCATTGTAGCTGACATGGTATTGGAAAACATATCTTCAAACACAGATAGTTCAACAATGAAATCCTTTAATGGATATTCCTGTCCCGCCTTGAACAATGTGACCTCTTTAATGTTAACAGACCCAGGATTTAACGCTGGGGCATCTATAGGATTTGCCATAATTATGTTATATCAGTATATGCTCGTGAATATGCTGTAATGAAATCAGTAATGAAATTGGGGTCTAGTACCTTAATGGTACGCTTTGCTTCATTCTTTTCTGTTTCATAATCATAGATTGAAACAGAATATATTTGTTGTTGCGCCGCCAATCCTGCGTTATAATCTACAACGTATCCATAATTTATTTCTCTCCACTCATACACATCGGATGGTAAATCATCAGGATACTGTAGTGCAATTTTTTCTAGTAATTGTTTTTCTGACAAGGGCCATTCTTCGCGGGGATTCACAATGTCATTGATGATTAGAATTACCCAATGATATAATGGTGTCCCATAAAACTTAAAGGAAACAATTTCAGGTGTATCACCTTCAACCACAGTATAGGGCATCAAAAAAGATGCTTTGTGTGAAAAGTCTTTATTGATTGCAATGCGATACAAGATGTCTGATATTGTAATTGGACGTCCTGTATCACTTACTTGGAAATTTCGAATTGTTGCAACACCTGTATATGTATCAGATGCAGGTTCTTCTAGAAAACATAATACATCTGATTCAATGCGAGAGATGATGCCCACCATAACATCATTAACATACAATTCAGCACCAATTACAATTTCTTCAATGAACTTTGTATTGACTCCTGTAATCTGCTTTTCCGTGATGGTAATCACACCGGATAGTTGTGTATCAGTTCCAGTAAATGTTGAAACTGGTACAACAATTTGTGGCAGTCCTCGTAGCATTATAGATTTTCTCCGTAAACTCTATCACCTGTGATGGGAACAATTTCCTTAAACTTCAATGTCATGGTAACTTCAGCGGGCAATCCTGGCGTCCCTTTAAACGTCACGAAATCTTGACCACCATATTTCACTGACATTGAAGTGAGTACACAATCACTGAATTGGTGCACATGGGGATTGATGTTTTCTTTGTACATGTAATACAATGAGAATTCTGCAGGATATATCATATAAAAACTATTTTGTGCAACTTCGGGTAACATGTTTTGACGAAGAACTTTTAATATTGCTAAAACCTGTTCTGCTTCTTGCACACTTTCAGGTAAGAACGTATACTCAAAGGTGAATTCTCGAAAATTCACTTGTTTGAAAATTTGTTCACGATAAGGATTACGAATTTTTCCTAACGATTTATTTACAGCAGCAGTTGCTGCCGCCTGGTCAACACCTGCAATTTCACCTATCTTACCCGGATTAATCTGTCTAAGTAATGTTTCTCCGGCTAAACCTTTTACCGTATTTAACAATCCTTGTTTACCCCCACCCAACACAGAACCCAATGCTTGTTCTTCCCATTCCACAGAATAATCAGCTTTTGGAGGTTCTTGTAAGCCTAAACATATTGACGTTGATAATGTTGTTGATTTGTTACTACCTGAAGCGGCGGTTGCCAAGGCACCTGCCGCTGCTCCTGTTAATCCCTTCACCGCCTTAGTTGCAAAATTTAGTATAGGATTTTTTCCGGTTAATCCACCCGTGGGGCGTGAGGCTCCTGATGCCGCGCCCACAGTTGCTGCTATTGCTGTAGCATCTTCACCACTAATTCGACGCGCACCTGTTTCTGTATATGTGCCGCCCACAACATTGCCCCCTGTGGCTTGGCTATTTTGTTCACGCACGCGAATAAGAATTTTCAACCAATGGGGTTGTTCTGCTAACAATCCAGTTTCTTTGGGATATCGAAGTTGTTGGGTTGAACGAAATGTGTTTCGTGACTCATTCTGACGAATGGCACCTTGTGTTAACGCCTCGCGGTATCCTTCTGGGATGCGCTGTTGGCGGACACTTGAATCCTGTGTGGCATCTCTGTTTCTGTTTGGTGCTAATGGAATTTGCGCCATCTAAATAATCCCGTGAAGAACGTTTACCTATTATTTATATGGCTTATACTAAAGATACGTACAAAGGCAAATATACACCAAAAAATCCCCGCAAATATCGTGGGGATGTCACAAACATCATTTATCGTAGCAGTTATGAAGTGCGATTTATGAAATGGTGTGATTTCAACGAAGGTGTAATAGAATGGGGTTCAGAAGAAATTGTCGTCCCATATTTAAGTCCCGTAGACAATAAAATTCACCGATATTTTGTGGATTTCTTCATCAAAGTAAAAACTAAGAATGGTACTATAAAAAAGTATTTGATTGAAGTGAAGCCATTTCGATTCACGCAAGAACCTCAAATCCCTAGTAGAAAAACGAAGCGATTTATTAGTGAGGTTGTACAATGGGCTGTGAACAATGCCAAATGGGAAGCGGCGCGTAAAGCTGCTGCTCAATACGGATGGGAATTTATGCTCATCACGGAGAAAGACTTAGGGCTTTTACAGAACAGAGATAAATAGTAACAGAATTATCTATTCATCCCTAACATAGTGAATTTATCACCTTGTCAAGTAGTAGTCAAGCCCCCAATTTCACCACTTTATGAAATCTAAGAAACAGAATCCATTTGAGCAAATGAGACCTGATGGGAAGGGTGTGAAATCCTACCAATGGTATCAAGCGCAAATACGAAAGTTGGGATTGAATACCATGACTGCGAACAAGGCATTGGAATCAGGCATAGGTAAGTTGACAAGTAACATAGAACCTGGTCGAATGTACTTGTTCATGTATAATCCTAAAATGGCAGCGAAACTTCCCTATTATGATGAGTTTCCCTTGGTGATGCCCTTCAACGTGATTAAAGGGGGATTCTTGGGATTGAACTTACATTATCTACCACCACTCTTGCGTATGAAGTTGTTAGATGAACTAATGAAATTGGCGGATAAACCCACCATTTCAAAGACCACACAACTCCGTATGTCTTGGAATATTATTGGGAATTTTTCTCGGTTCCCAGAAGCAAAACCTTGTGTGAAACGATATCTATATCCCAATATACAATCTCGTTTCCTTGAGATAAATCCTCAAGATTGGCGTGCTGCTATATTTCTTCCTGTTGAATCATTCCAAGGAGAAACTAAATCATCTGTCTATCAACTCTCCAAACAAAACATAGATGCCTAGTATAGAAAATTTTCTCACAGTAGTACGTGCCAAAGGATTGGCAAAATCTGAAAAATTTTCTGTAACTATTGTTTCCAAACCCAACATAGTTACAGCTCCTGCTGACCAGCTACTCACATTGTTTTGTGAAGAAGCCGCGTTTCCGGGTAAAACCATTATTACACGACCAGCACGAATACACAATTTAAACATTCAACGTCCTTCTGCGGTTGACTTTTTTGGAGAGTCAGCCAACTTTACATTTTTTGTTGACTCTGAATGGAAGGTGAAAAAGTTTTTTGATGATTGGATGAATGCCATTATTGGCACTTCCCGTGAAGTGGCACCATACAGAGACATCATCGGTGACATCATTATTGAGGCTGTACATGAAGGTCCCATTGGTCCCACGCCTGTTCAGGGATACAAAGAAACAACACGATATAAAGTGAAATTGCATGAGGCATTTCCTAAGTCAATGAATTTGATGCAGACATCATATTCTGCCGTAGGAATTCATCGTTTGAATATTGGATTTGCCTATAAATATTGGACGGTTGAAAACATTACAACATAGGATAAATTATGAAAATAAATCATTTACCAACTTTTGAAACTACATTACCCGTATCAAAACAAAAAGTGACGTTTCGTCCGTTTGTCATGAGAGAAGAAAAATTATTGTTATTGGCATCTGAAAGTGGTGATAGAAATGCCGTGTTGCGTGCATTAAATGAAGCTGTATTGGCGTGTACAAAAGGAACAGTCTCATGTGATACTCATTCTATGGTTGACGTACAGAAATTATTTTTAGAAATACGTGGAAAATCTGTGGGTGAAATCATTGAATTCAATCTCATCTGTGGTAATTGTAAACATTCAACATCATCAACAATTGATATCAATCAAGTAGAAGTATTATACAATGAACATCATACCAATCGGTTAGAGTTATCGAAAGATTTAATTGTGATGATGCGATATCCAAAAATTGAACATTTGGCATTGTTATCAAATCCAGATGCCACGGTTGATGACATCTACGATATGGTGGCACACTGTATTGAAACTATTCAAACGAACGAAGAAGTATACAACCGAGAAAATGCTACACAAGAAGATTTTCGTGAATTTGTTGACAATGTGACAAGTACACAGTTTGAAATGATGAAATTGTTTTTTGATACAATGCCAGCAATTCATCACGATATTCGTTTTGCATGTCCAAAGTGTGCAAGAAATAATATTGTAAACATCAATGAGATAGTCAATTTTTTCGTTTAACTCTTTCTCATGATTCTGTCATCAATTATTACGAAACAAATTTCATATTGATGCAAGAACATCAATATTCTTTATCTGAGCTAGAGAATATGATGCCATGGGAAAGAGATGTGTACGTTGGTATGTTAATACGTCATTTAGAAAAAAAGGCTCAAAAAAAGAATCAACAATACTAATAGGAATCCATCATGGCTCGTAAAAGTAAGCCCAAGGCAAATAAAACAAAGGATGAGATTGCAAAAAATCTACAGGCAAGTATGTTAAAAATCTCGCCTGCTGACAACTTGCAAAGAAACATGGAATTTGCTGGGCAAATGTCAACCAGTATTGGTTCAATAATTGAAAACTTGTCTGTTCAAAACGAAGTAGATTTTTCAGATGAACAGAAGAAGATTTTTCAAGACATGCTTGACGCCTTGAAAAAAATGGCAACCAGTCAAGGTGATACAACCAAAGACAGAGAAGAATTACGAACCATGTTTGCAAAAATGGTTGTACAAACCGAAAAGCAAACAGAAAAGGTGGAGAAGGATATTGTCGTCAATGAGAAAGAAGTGGAAAGTAAGGAAGAAGAAGTTCGTTATCTGAAATACTGGCAAGAAAAGGCACAAGAAGATAAAACTGTCACAGAGAAAGAAAAAGAAGAAATCAAGAGAGACCTTGAAGCGCGTGTTGTGGAATTAACAACATTGAAGAAAGATAAAGAACGCTTAACAAAGTCTCTGGAAACGCAGAAAAAGTTGTCTGAAGAAATACAGAACAAGATGCAAGAACCTGAAGAAAAGCGTCTTACCATGATGGATGCCATTAAGGGTGACACCACAGCCGCTTTACGAAAGTTTGCACCTGGATTAAGTTGGAATCCCGAAGAAGGACAATCATATAAAGATATGCTCACGGGCAACTTAAAGAAGGTGACGACCGGTAAAGGATTCATGCAAGCCTTTGGTAGTGTTCTATTGGAACCTGATAAAAAAGCTCCTAGTAACGCACAACTCATAGAATCTGAACGTGAGGCAATGCGTCAGCAAGAGGAGTTACAAGGATTAATGGGTAGAATGGAACAAGGTTCTGTAAATCCTGAAACTACTTCTGATATGGCGGATGCAATAGGTGATGCCACAGAAAATGCATCGGAAGATAGTGCTGTACTGGTAACACTACAATCTCTGCTACAAGAAGTATCAGTAATTCGTGGCATCGTGGAAGGTAGTCTACAACGAGACAAGGGTGGTAAATATCGGGACACTGATACTGGACAGTATATCAGTAAAGAAACTGCGCGCACATCAGGCAGAGGATTGTTCAGTAAGGATGAATTGAATCAACAATTGGGTCTTTCATCTTCTGAATTGAAAAAGACCAGTATAAAAGAATTGGAACAAATGGCAGCAGAAGAAGGAAGAATTTCTCCGATAGAAAGAACGGCGGAAAGCATTGCTGCTCCTACTGAATTGTTGTCTGCATTAGAAGAACAAGGTAAAGTACAAAGTAATATTCTTAGTGCCTTAGAAAAAATTGCTGATAATACAGGGACTAGTGCAAAGGTCGATAAAGAACGTGATAGTGAAGAAGATTCAGGGCAATCTACACTCACCGATGAAGAAGTGAAGGGGCAAGTAGAAGCTGTTCAATCTGCAAAAGTGGGCAGTGCAGAAGCACAACAAGTTGCCAGTGCAGAACAACAATCAGGTGGTGGTGGAATGGGACAAATGATTATGGATCGCTTGGGAGGAAGAATGCTCTCAAAGACCAAGGGATTAGGGGGAAGTTTAATGCGCGGATCCTCAAGATTAATGAGCAAGGGAGGGTCATTACTATCACGCGCAGCACCTTTGGCGTCCAGAGTTGCAGGCGGATTGGGTGCGCGAGCAGCAGGTAAAGTAGGTGCCAAAGCATTAGGTAAATCATTACTAAAGAAAATACCTGGTATAGGATTAGTGGCAGGATTGGGATTTGGAGCATCACGATTACTATCAGGTGATTGGAAAGGTGCCTTAGGAGAAGTTGCCTCAGGTGCTGCATCAACAGTGCCTGGCATAGGCACGGCAGCAAGTGCTGCCATAGATGCCGGATTGGCAGCAAGAGATATGTCAAATGCTTCCATAGAAGGCGCACCTGGAGATACAGCAGGGATGGTATCAACGGCAACAGAAAATTCAATACCTGCCATGGTAGCACCAACAGGTGGCGGTGGCAGTACGGTCGTCACCAATGTGTCAGGAGGCGGCGGCGGCGCTCCTGCAATAGGACCCACAGAAATACGAATACAAGACAATAGTTTTGTTCGATTCCAAGATAAGCGAGTTGCGCGAGTATAGCAGAAAAGGGAGCTTTCGGGCTCCCTTTTCTTTTTAGCTATATCTAAGAATTAATCTTCAGCCAACTTGGCGAAGTAACTTAGAGTATCATCGTCATCTTCGTCAGCACCTGATGACTTGAAGGTTGGAGCTGGGGCAGAACGCACCTTAGGAGATTCTGCAACTGGCTCTTCATCCATCCGGCTCTCAGAAATCTTATCAGCCGTCATGGAAGCAACCGGGCTTCCCTTCAATACCATGTCGAGCTTCTTCTTCAATTCTTCGTAGCTCTTGAAGTTCTTGGGATCAACGAAGGGTTGAAGTGCATGTTGTTGATTCCAAACTGTTTCGATGTCATCATCTGAGTCAGCAATGGCTGAGACAGGTTCGAATTCAGACTTGTCGTAATTGCGATATCCTTCGACATTACGAATCTTGAGCTTGAAGTTTGCACCCTTCCAGAAATCAAAGGGATTGATGGGCTCCTCATCCTCAAACTGAGGCTGCATGATGTCCTTAATCTTATCGAAAATCTTCTTGCCAAACTTGTACAGGAACACCTTACCTTCGTTCTGAGGATTGGCAGAGTCCTTTACAACAAGAATGTTAGCGATGTAATTTAAACGACGCTTCTGCTTACGAGCAATTTCCTTATTGCTCTCAATTCCGGAGTTCCAAAGTTCTGAATTCAATTCAGATACAGGATCGGGAAGATTCAATGTGGTCAAGCTGTTTTCAATGTACCAGCGACCTGATGGTCCTTGAAACCCATGATTCCAAACACGAATCCAAGGAAGCTCCTCACCCTTTGTGGGAGGAAGAAAACGAATCACGGCATATCCATTACCTGCCTTGTCAACTGAAGGAGACCAAAAACGGTCATCTTCGCGGCGTTCGTTTGTGGGGTTGGCAATCTTTTCAACTTCCTTCATGAGACTGTCGAAATTGCCACGTGACTTGCGTAAATCGGATAAACTTGTGTAAGACATTGTGTTACTCCTTGCGTATAGCGTTGTATGTTAGTGTGTAAAACGTATGATACTACGGACCTGCCATGATATTAATACCTATCATCAACCTCATCATAATCTTCATCAGAGTATGCATCATTAAAATAATCTTCGTCAAACTCAGTGTCAAGCATATCGTAAATTGCCTTACGATGCTTACCGAACTTGTCTTTTTCTACTCTTTTGGGCTTCTTGAAACTACGATAGTCATCATCTTCCCAATCGTGATGTTTACTCATTGAAGGCCTTCTTTACAATCATTGAAAATTTTTCCTTGTTGATGTTAACAAACGGTGAATATTTGTATACCAGTCTAGATGTTGATGCCCATACGGGGTCATTTTTTAGTTGTTCATCTAACTGTTCTCTAAACTTATATAATTTATTTAGAATTACAAGTGTTTCCAACCGACTTTTTTTACCACAATACGACTTCAATATCACCGGATGTTCGCCAGTACATTTCCATAAATCATCCACTTTATTCACTTGCAATGCGAGAAAGTCAATGTCTTGTGTAAATGTATATGTTAATCTTTCTTGAATCTTTTTCCATTCAAGATATACTTCATGCCCTGTGGGTTCAAAAATGGCACCCCATTCATGCCCAGACAAAAAATTTGATACGAGAAATCCTACAAATGCTTCTGAATCATAATTATACTGCTTCATCATTTGTTCTAGCTTTTTACTGAACGCCGTCTTTACACCTGTCTTAGGTGCTCTGGGAGGAACACCATTTCGTATATCAAAGTTGTCTGTTGTGAAGTGTAATCGTAACGCCGTGTAAATTTTGTAGGCTTCGTTAATGGTCATAGAGGAAGTTTACTTGTTTTCTTGAGCAAATTCATTTCTTCCGCTTCGGCACGAATTTTTTCTTTCAGAGAATTGGAAATCAATCCAGTCAACGCCCCGGTGTCAATATCATTTTCTTCACAATAATCCACAATGGCTTCCATGTAACCAATCTTTCTACGCACTGCTTCTTTTTCAATGTGCATAGAGAAATCTGTGGGATTTGTGAATTCTCTAGTAATGAGATAGGTTACCGTAAGGGCAACATTCTCTAACTCAGGTGGTTGGGTTGTTTCTTCTTGGGGCATAAAATATATGATTTCCTATTTGTTTAATGGGTTCAGCGAAACTCCAATTGGGGCTCACACTTGTATTATGAAAATACAAGGCATTCTTTAAACTAGTGAGTCGAAGATTCTGTGTCAATACTGCTCGTGCAATTCTTCGTGACTCAGCATAGATGTCTTTTTCCAATCGTCCACGTGGACCGCATGTCCAAGAGAATTGGCATCCCCGAGGATTTCTCTGGTAGACAACACCACACACCGTCTTAGGGAATGACCGAGATTTCACACGATTCATGGTAACAGTGGCTACTGCCAACTTTCCTTCGTATGATTCATCAGGAGCTTCAAATGCTATGTTCTTTGCCAAACAAGTCAATTCCTTTTCTGAAATAACCTTGAATGGCTTTTTGGGTAGTACAGGCACGTGCGCACGCGAGAGAGTGGTAGGCACCACAGCTAATAGAACACATGCTACTAGTATGCTAATGAATTTCGTCATTACTCCTCCATTCGTATCTATTAAACTTAACACCCTTGCAGCCTTATGTCAAGTACTGCAAGGGGTAGTTAAAGGTTTTAAAATCTATGTTATAGAGATGTTCTGCTGTTTTAATGAATAATGGATGTTGTTTGTCTATATTATACAGAAATCTTGGTTGAGTTTCATTAATACGTTGTAATGGTGAAACATCATATCCTAATGTGGTTGAGATCCAATCATTGAATTCCGTGATGTTCTCATAACGAAATATTTTCACCTTAGGATGATATGCATACCATGTTTGAGACCTAAAAATATTATCACTGAATATTATTTGTGCTTTTACATCCATCATGTCTCTAGTAGCATACTCAGTAAAAAATTTATACATTACTTCTACACTATCAACAGGGATGTCTGTACTATGCCAGGCACACACGGTATTACTTTCATAAAGGCAGTTTCCTTGTCTACACCGTTCCTGTAAATGTAAGTAATGAGAAAGTGATGAAAATAGTCTATCTACGGGATTTCGTACAACAGTGAATGCTGGTAATTTTTCAATATCTTGTAACTGTCTGTAGGATTCATGGGTGTGTTTGGGTTGATACAACATTTCAGAATTGTACAACCCAAACAACCTTGAATATGCATATGTTCCTGTTCGAGGTATTTTAATCCACCAAAATTTCAACTCAGAGTTTTTACTACTTATAATTTTTGAAGCCATAATAAAAACAAGATATTAACTCTGAAGGGGTACAACACACCAACCGCTCCAATCACTAGAGCAATTACAACCCTGCTTTCCACCTGGAGGACATGGTGACCACGCGGTACAATTTCCCTGACATGAGCCGGGTGTGACGAACACAACATCATTTTCATTTTCACGTAATACCAAATGATAGGTTTCTTCTGTATCAAACTCACTGACATCGTTATGATAAATTCGAAGTTCAAAGCCAGGGACACCTACTTTTTCACCCTCAAAAAACAATTCCGTCATGATAACAATACGCTTCATTGTAATATCTACAGGAGGATTGAATGTGAATGTATTGGTTGCCACATCAAACGATGTCCATGAAGGAATTTCATGCTGTCTTGCTCCTATAACAACATTATGAACATTAACAGTATCTACATATTGTGTTAATTGTAGTGTAAATGTTGACGTTTCTCCAGCCTTGATGACGACAGGATCTTTGATGTTGTTAATCAACGCATCAATGAAAAGACAATGCATTAAACGATTAGGAGTTGTGCCATAAATGGTTTCATTGCGGAACAAAACATCTTCTGAAGAATATGGTTGTAACATAATTCGAGATTTAATTTGTGTTGCTGTTAACGTTGCATCTCCGGTAATGTGCTGACAAATTACGGCTGAAACAAGTGCGCTTGCCACTGATGTTCCAGATGAAACATCATATCCTGTTTCACTGTGTATTGATGCCGTATCAATACCAATACCAGGTGCTGTTACATCAACTTCAGGCCCCCAGTTACTTGACGCACCGGTCGCCCATGAAATAACACGGTCATAGGCATCAGAAGCAGCCACACCTATTACTGTATCTAAACCAACAGGTGAAAAGTTGTCGGCAGCTTCACCCGTGTTACCTGCTGCAGCCACAACTACCAATCCGGCGTTTTGAAGTTCTTGAATTTTGGTGTCAAGTATTTGACTCTTAGGTATTGTCCACGAACAGTTTACAACTTTAACACCTGATGTTAATGCATGGTCTGACAAAATACTATTGAATGCTGACAACAATACACTCAATGTGGTATTGGCTGACATGGGAATCTTTACATTTTTCAGCGTGGCATTTTTTGATGCACCCAATGTATTACCTACAATCAAACTTGCCATTGATGTACCATGACCTACAGTATCAGTGAAATCATTTTCAAGATAAGTATGGAGATTTACAATGGTTGTGTGAGAAAATTGTTCATGTGTACTATCAACACCTGAATCCACCAAATATACAACTCCTTGTTCACCAAAATTTTTAGGAACGTAAGAAGGTTTCATTGGTAAGCTTAGACTAGATAATCTTAATAGATGCCAAGGAGTTGAGGAGGCGGCAACACTAACTTCCTTATCTTCTTCAAATGCCACAATGCCGGTGACACTTGAAAAAGTGGTATCATTTGCTGAAATGTTTAAGACTTTTAGTTCAGAAAATTCTTCATGAACAACAACACCCATTTCAGATAATGTTGTCTTTAATGCAGCAACATCTGCATCAGAGTGATAAATGACGTTATATTTCAGCATAGAATCTCCAAAGTTTGGTTATTATCTACTATTTATATTAACTTGTTTCAGTGCCCAATCTCGTTCAAGACAAAAATAACACTTTCCCCCACATTCAGTCCCTGTGACATCATTATAAGTTCCACAAGATATGGTTTTGTGTAGTAGCTCAATTTCATTATTATCTATATAGAATTTTATAATTTCCGCCTTGTCCATATCAATGAATGGGCGAATATGATACTCATTAAGAGCAGGACCCCGAACAGGAGGGGTATCGCCGGGGAGATAGAATGTAGGAGTAAATTCTTCAGTTAAAACCTTATTGCACCCAGAAAACACCACACCCCCATAAATTTTCTGTATAGATTCCACGAATATACGAATAAAAAACTTTCGTTTCCAGAATACACAATCTATTTGCTGTGAAAATGTCTGTGAAATATACTCAATAATTTCATCAATATGCTTAGGTTTATTAAGCATCACATGACATGTTATGGGAACTGACAAATTTTTGTCCTGTTTTTCTTTACAGAGCAAATACAACAAAATGGTGCTATCGGCACCTCCTGAAAATAATATGTGTATTTTTTCTGTGTTTTCAGGTATCATATTCATAGAAAGGGGAATGGGGGTATTCTGTTCCCAGGAACCCCCTTAACCCGGCTAAAGTGTCTTACGCAGCTAAGGCGTAAGAGGTAGCGAATGACATGTAATTGTTGTCATTTAATTGTTTTTGCTCTGCTTGCGGCAGTCGCCTCTCGGGTAGCTCTCTCCTGTACTTCTTCCCCTGTCGAAACCAGGCACCCCCTAAACTACGAACCAACATACTTCTGAGTACTTCTGAGTGGAGGTGAGGGGAGTCGAACCCCTGTCCAAGAAAAGTTTCTATTTAAGCAATCTACTACCATCCTACAATACTATTTATACATCACTTCATTACTTCGTACATATCACGATAGTATAATAATCCTTCAATATGAGCATCTCGTTTACTTTGAAATACTTGCATGAATCCATCTTCAACTGCAATGGCAATCACCAATCTATTCACAGGAATGCCTGTACGTTCTTCAAACATCACAGCATACGCGGACGCCTGCATGAAGTAATGTTGAATATGCTCCACATCTTTTTCTCTACGAGCTGTCTTGAAGTCAATGACACTCAGTTTTCCTTCATATTCAGCAATGCAATCCACCCGCCCCGCCAATCGTAAGTGATGGGACCATAATGCAACTTCTTGAGCCCGAATGTTGTCAATCTTATTCAGTTCTGATTTAGCAATCTCAAACAGTTCTTGGTCTAGCACTGACTTTAATGAACTATCTGGGAACAGTTTTTCCTGAGAAGCATTTTTCAGATATCGTTCCGCCAGGGTATGAAACTTGGTGCCACGTGTGGCGGCTTGCCGAGATATCTTATTGGCTTCATCCGCACCTACACGTTCTCTCCACTCCATGATACCTTTTTTGGTATGCTGAGATAACACTGTGGTTACTGAGGGATAGAGTTTACCGTCAGGCGTTTGATAAACTCTATTCCCATCAGTACCAGTAGTGGCTGAGATTTCTTCAATTTCAACGGGGTTGTGTATAAATGTTTTCATGATATAAAATTATCTTATTACGTTGTGTTTGTCAAGATACGAGTTGTAAATCCTCGCATTGCATTCTGGCAATGATATATTCTTTCACCAATTGGCTACGAACAATATCTTGCACTTGGAATTCCACATGACGGAATGATTGCATATGATTGGCAATTTGCATGAACTTTCTTAATCCAGACACATCATGTTTTCTATTCAAATCGGTTTGACGAAAATCTCCGCAGAAAATAATCTTGGTGTTTTGTCCAACGCGAGTCATGATGCTATTCAATTCCATGTCGTTGAGATTTTGAACTTCATCCACAATGACAATACAGTTGTCTAGTGTCAATCCGCGAACATAGGACGTCACCATGAAATTAACAAGATTTTGTTCCTTTAGTTTTGTGTATGCCTTGGGTCCAAATCTTGGAAATAAATCCTCACATATTTCTTGGTAAGGTTGGGAATAGACTTCTACTTTATCTTTTTCATTGCCTGGGAGAAACCCAATATCTCTTGATGGTACTGCTGAACGAACAATCACAAGTTTCTTAACTTCAGCATCTTCACTTAAAATTTCCTGAAATGCATTATACATGGCGATATACGTTTTACCTGTTCCTGCAACACCATGTAGTAACATGGCACAATGTCCTTTACGATACAAATTGAAAAATGTTTCTTGATTGTGGGTTAAGGGGTAAATGTTTTTGAGGTCAGAGGAAGTTAAGATATTCTTGTTGAACGTGGGGATTTCAGGAGCAACAAGTTTGAGACGCTTTTTACGTGACATGACGTTCTCGCATGGTAGGGGGTGAAAAAACTCCGACAGAGCGCAGGCTCCGCCGGAGTTAAACCGTGAAATGAAAGATGTTTAAATGAAACTACTGTTGTTATTGATACGTGAACCTGGGGTCTTTTCATGAATTTTTTGTAGTACCTCTTTGAATCCACCATCAGGGCGTCGAATACGTAGACGCACGGGGTCACCAATAGAAGGAGCGGTAAACATCACCTTCTTGACTGCCAGTTCTGTACAATTAGGACATGGCTCTTCCTCGGCTAGGTTCATGTTAGAGATGCTAGTATACTTCGTGAAATAATGCTCACATTTTTCACACTGATATTCATATGTCGGCATAAAATTATTTATACTTTGTAGTTGTCTGAAACACGCCGGATACTATCGCGTACCCAACTCAATAAAATTTTGGATGCTTCTGTTTCTAGTTCTTGTTCAATGTTGTCCAACTCATCTTCAATATCAAGAAAAATATAATGAATTTTTTGCTCACATTGTTCCATTAATGCTTCGGTATATTCTTCATGCTTAGTCATAACGACCTCATTTAATAATGGTTGACGAATCAGCAACACTCTTATCCTCACGTAATTCAAGAAAAACCGGTAGAAATAGACTTTCCACGTTGGTCTTTTTGTCACAAATACGTGCGTTATACTTGACGGCAACAATCTTACCTACAGTATTACTCTTTGTATATTTATCACGCTGTTCATCTGTGAATCCTGACCCAACATTCACCTGAATGATGCCGTCAGCAGATTCTAGTACCAGTGCCCCCAATCTTCCCACATTTTTCCCCGTACCTTCTTGCCAATCCACACAACGAAGGTCACATTCCAACTCACCCTTGAACTTCACTTGATGCTTTACGCGCTTATCTTCCCATCCCTTGGTGATGTCCTTGAGAATGATACCTTCCTCTCCCTTGGCGAAATATTCCTCGAACAAATGATGAGCCTCGTCCTCTGAAATGACTTCAATGTTTTCAATCAGTGAAACACGTTCAGGCATCTCCATTGCTTCAAGAATTTGAAAGCGCGACTCATAGGAACAATTGGACTCACCTTGCTTGAAATGACCCAAAGGAATGATATCCCAGACCACAGCTTCCACCATACCGGCTTCGTTCTCAGAGATGGTACCCTTTACCGCCTTGTTTAAGATGCCATTACCTTTCTGACGGTTCATGATGTTGCCAGAACGTTCTCTCACAATCAATTCACCATCAAACACCACAGGGAGTTCACCTGCCAATTGTAGAAACTCGGCTTCAAGATTTCCAAGCAAATCAATTTGCTTACCGTTTCGTGAACGAAAGTCCACTTTACCATTTTCCACGATGGCATTGAATCGCATCCCATCCAACTTCAATTGCACATAGGCGGGATAGGTCATTTTATTCATGATTTTCTCATCAAATCCAGATGCCAACATGACAGGATATGTGGGAATCAAGTTAGGCCAAATCTTGTTTACTGTAGCCTCAGACACCCCACACTTCAAATCTTTTTCAATGACACGTTCAATCACCTTGGCATCATCGGCATCAAGAGATTCCAGGATCCAGTGAAGATGATGAAATGCTGCATTTCCCGTCAAGGTCCGAGAAGAAAACTTTTCCAATTCATCCAATGCTTGTGTAAGTGTGATATGCGTGTTTCTCACACCCGTCTTATATGGCATGATGCGTCGAATGTAAAACTGTGTATATGGATCAAGAGCAAGAAATAACACCTTGCGGAGTGTTAGGTCCGCAAGGTGTTCCTTAAGAATGGCTTCTTTTTCTAGGCGGCTGGTAGTCGCGGCAAGTTGCTCAAAGATTTGGTTCACCATGAATGATATATCCTCGTTTAAGAGTCTATATGTAATATACATCATTCATTGTGGTTTGTCAAGTATGTACAGGCACCGAATATCGTTTGGAAAACTCTATAGCATCAATGCGGTTGTTCACCATAGGTTTACCTTTAATGTTTAAACTGGTATTTAAAATCATCGGGCATCCAGTTTCTTTGTACCATTCTTGTAAAAAACTATGAAAGTAGGGTGAATCCTTTTGAGAAACCGTTTGTACGCGAGATGTCCCATCTGCGTGTACAATGGCAGGGAATTGTAAAGGATGTTTGCACAATGCCGTGTATTGCATATAGGGACTTTCCATAGTGGGCATGTGGAAATACTCATGGGCATGTTCGGCAAGAATGGCAGGCGCAAAGGGACGGAATTTCTGTCGTTTCTTGATGACATTCACCTTATCCTTGATGTCATCACCGCGAGGATCAGCCAATAAACTTCTATGTCCTAAAGCACGAGGACCAAATTCTGCACGACCAAATGCCACACCTGCAATGCCATCTTTCTGTAGTGTTTCAATCAATTGTCCCGTGGGATATTTCACACCCATATCAAATCCAAGATAGGGACCTCGCCAGTTCAAGAATTCTTGTTGATGAGCAGCAATGGCACCAAGACTATTCCCCGCATCGCCCGGATTTGGCATAATCCAGACATTCTCAAAATATTGGAAGGCAATATTATTGGCAACACAATTCAAGGCACACCCGCCACCCAACACTAAGTTTTTACTTCCTGTGAGTTTTTGTGCCTTATCTACTAAATCATGAAAATATAGTTCGTAGACAAATTGTGTTGCCGCGGCAATATCATACAAGTCTTGTTGAGATTTCAATTCAGGACGCCAGTTCATGCATCCTCGATGAAGATTATCATTCAACTTCAAAATGTCTCTGCTATCAAAGAAATCTTCCAAAATCATTGGAGTATACTTCAAAGGATCCCCATATGCCGCCATGCCCATGAGAATATATTCTTCTTCATTGGGTTTTAATCCTATTCGTTGGGTCATGGCTGAATACCACAACCCTAAACTATGCGGATACTTAACAGAGAATTTCTTTGTCAGATTGTTATCTGTGCCATGCCAAATAGTTGTAGTGTCAAACTCACCGATGGCATCAATTACTAATACAGCCGCTTCTTTAAATGGGGAGGTATAATATCCTCCCGCTGCATGACTATGGTGATGTCCTACAGTAGTGACGGGTGCCGTGATGTTGTATTTGTTTAGATACCCTCTAATACTATTATTGATCCATCCTTGTCCTGCACGAAGTTGCCGTAACGTTTTCAGCCAAGGATTCTCATACCACACAACAACATCAGGCTCACCATATCGTTTGGCGTCTGTAACAATGCCCGGATTTAAATGAGCATCATTTTTTATTCCTGAATATCGTTCAGATTGTGATGCATACAAGATTTCGCCATCTTGGACCACAGAGATGGCAGCATCATGGCTGTTGGCTGAAATTCCCCAGATTATCATGTGTTATTGCTCGTAAAAAATGTTCGTTTGTGAACAATGTATTTTCTAAGTTGTCTACAAATAATTTATATCCTTTGGGACCGGGATGTAAATGGTCTATAGCGATATCTATACCATAGAATTCATTACTGACATCTTTAGCATCCCATTCTATATAGCCACTATCGTTATATTCATCATCAAAATCTCTCAGAAAACTCTGACATTCGGATGACCATGAGGTAAGAACCGTCATGATGCCATGGGACTTCAGAAAATATTTAATTAAAAAATACTGCTGAAGCCATAGATAAAATGCAGTTGAAGAATCCACGGCCTCGAACCACTTATGTGATAGGCGTTTCCGAATATCATTAGGATCTTCAAAATCCGTAAAGGTCCGAAAAAATATATCCCATTCCCCATACACCAATTCGTGGCGTTCAAATTCAGGAAAGAGAACAATTACAACATCCGGTTTAATTTTTCTTCCCTCAACTAAACTAAGCAACACACGAAAAAATGACGCGGTACCTAAACTTCTTCGTCCTAAATTAAACACCGGAATATCTATATCTAACTTCTCTTTGATTCTTTCTTGAAATTGTGCTGGCCACGTGTGTTCATATTTTACGCCTTCACCTTCCGTCATGGAACATCCAATACACACAATTTTTTTCTTGTCAGGGTATTGTGTGATGTCGGGTCCGCGAAATCCTAATGCATTATATTCAACTAATACATCACCATCTTCATATGTACGTAAATTTTTAACGGCTTCTTCGTGACCGGGTTTATATCGCTTAGGTTCTGACCAGGCAATATCACGATATCCAACTATATCTTTAGGGGGAAAATTTTTAATATTCTTAAACATTTTGACTCATACGTTTCTTACTAACAGACTGATGTGTTTTAAATTCATCCGGTCTATTATCTTTCTCATGTGTAAAAATTTTATCAATTAAACTTTTTTCTCCGCATGTCTCATTACAAAATAACATACCTTGAGGCCAGGATTTACCCCACTTGTCCTCAAACGTGTGCTGTAAATATCCACTTTCTATAATTTCCTTTAGTGAATGGTTTTTCAAGGAAATTTTTTCTAAGCCAAAATTCACAATTTCTGATGTTAGTTGATAATTAGTAGGTATATTGAAATTGGCGGAAAAATTTGTACCAACATAACAACAAGGAAATACATTACCATATGCATCCACATAAATTTCATGCTGTTGATAATCTTGTTTGCATGCCACGTGACTCTTGCAAACTATATTTGTTGATTTTTCTGCTTCCGTTGGTTCATAATTACTATCTAAGATTTCCAAATATTTTTTTCTAGAATGTTCGTAATCTTTTTTTGTATTCCTATTTTCCATGAACTCATCTACGTTAAAACAAAAATTTTCTGGGTTACGTTTTTCAATTTTTACAAGATCCTTATTGTGATTAACGTTCATGCCTTCAGTTGGAGGTTCTAGCATATAGGCAAAACTGCCATCTTTGTTTCTCACCGTCTTAGCTATCAACCCATCTGTTCTATTGGTTGGAGGATCAAATCCTAAAGCTTTCTTAGGAACAAAATATCTGAAACCTAATTCCTTAGATAATTTTTCGGCTTCATCAATTTGATGCTCATTATGCTTAAAGATTAAATAATCCCAAGATGCAGCGCCCCCGGCGTCAATGTATGCCTTGGCGTTACCTACAGCTTTTTCAAACGGAACATTTCTACGATATAAATGATTGGTGTCCCATAACCCATCCATAGAAAAAATTACTAATCTTTCTGAATATGGTTTTTTGTTTATCTGAGTAATTTCAGCAAGCTCTTTCCAAAACTCCTTGTCTCGCATACCGCCATTGGTATTTGCCCAAATAGAACCGCCGGTTTCGCAAATGTACCGAACAATTTTTAAAATATCCTTGTTCATCATAGGATCACCATGAGTACCACACAATACCCACATGTTAACTTTCTTTGCAAAATCTTCAGGAAACCATTTTATAAAATTTTCATATGTAATGGATTCTAATACTAATTCAGGTCGAACAATGGGAAGGGCGCTTTGGTCAGGACCAACCACATGTCGAGGACACATTGGGCAGGCGGCATTACAGTACGTGGAAAGTTCTATGTGTACTTGATTAATTGTATCATAGTTCCATTGATAGGACATCATTTTCCTCCATTATAGAAAATACCTCAGGGAACACCTTTTTAAAATCTTGTTTTCTAAAATCATCAGACATTTTTGTATGTTTAATGAAATCTTTCCAATGATTTTCATTATATACACCATTGTTCATGAATTGTATTATACCTTCTAGATACTGATTTGTATTTAACAGTGATTTATGTTTTTCTGTGACTGCCTTCTTATAGTAATCGGGAATAAACTGTATATTATAATAGACAGGATAATGAACAAGATTTAAGTAGAGACCAAATTTATGTTCTCCATATTCTTTTTTCTTTTGTTCTACCCATTCTATCATTTCGTTCATATAATAGACATTTAGAGGACTAATTGTATAACAGACATTTAATTGAACATTAGGTTTGTTCGCTGCCCATTGTAGCCATCTATCTACATTTTGTTGAACAACATCCCATTGAGCAGGATAACGAACATATTCTCCTCGTTCTCCTACACCATCAATACTGAAGGCGATGTCCAAGAGTTTAAATTGATTAAGATAATCAAGATGTTCTTCTGGCCAGATTGTGCAATTGGTATTATAATGTAGCTTTTGATTTTTTGAGTATCCCTTCTCTGCACTTGTCTTAATCAATTCCCACTGTTTTTTACTGAGGAAAGGTTCTCCTCCATAAAAATCCATTAGTTCTAAATTTGGTAGAACAGTATGCACACTATCCCAAAATAATGATTCTGCGTCATATGAACTTCCAAATTTTGTTTGTTCCTTTAAATATACTTCCCAAGATTTACCGCTTGCCTTTACTTTCTGTTCATACCATTCACGAATCCATTGACTACTACTCCAGGGACTACATGTTCTACATTTAATGTTGCATGTTGTTCCTAGATTCATTTCCAATATTTTTAATCCGGATCCGTTAAATTTTCTATACGAATCTTGATTATCACGCAATCTTTTACTACTTCTCCCTGCATCTTCTTCCTCCCAACACTTTCTGCATTGTTCATGACGAATGCCTTCACGAAGGCTTGTTCGTATTTTAGATGCGGTCGAGCAATTAAAAATTTCATCCAACGAATTTTTTGCTACGTTAAAAGGAACACCCTCGTTAGTTAAGTCATGTTCAATCATACAGCAAATTTTTGCGCCGCCATCATTGCCAACACTTAAACTATGTTCAGCATTAACACACCAGGTGTTCTTATTGTGCTCGTTTATCATTTTCGTATTCTTCGTAAATTGTTTTACAGAAATTTTTAAATTCTACGTACTCGGGGAATGTTTCATCGAAATTTAATCCACGACGAGCATCATATTCATTAAAGAACACCCAGAAATCCCGGCGACCACGACGAATCAAATCATCGGTTAAGTGAGGATGTGCAGATGTATTTAATGGTGTTTTCATGTAGTCGGTAACGCGCTTCCACTTTTCAATTTCAACATCAGTGAACCACTCTTGATTATCTTGTAAGAACTTCATGTTATCATCCATATACTTATGAAAGGATTCAGGAAGAATGTTAATCATCCAATGTGGAGGTTCTTTCAAGTATGGCGTGTCAAAAGAAATTCTACCTGCACCAAATTCTTTTCTCCACTCAATGATTTTTTCAAACAACAACTGGAAGTTAGTGACACATAATACATTGAATGTACACATGAAATTGATTGTGGCGTGTGGGAACATGTGCAGATAATATCGTAGATTGCGTTCCCAATGCGCACAGTCTAGTCCTCCGCGCATATATTCTGCCTTTGGTCCCCAACTATCTATTGAAGTGAATAGGGTGAAACTCTTGATTTTCTTTTCATCCAGCAACTTACGTATTTTGTCAATGGCTGTATCAAATTTTTCAAAACTAATACCCATGTTAGAATTCATAGACAAATTTAATCCCGGTGAGGGTTCTTGGTCAAGAATATCTAAAAAGCGATAGGTGGGAGGATTCATCAAAGGTTCTCCACCTGTCAACCGAAGTGTGTGTAGGTCCTTACGCAAACTCGGCCACCATTTCCAAAATGCGTCTACATATGGATTTTCTTCGCGTGGTGAATAATAACTTTTGCCATGACCATCAGGGAGCTGTCTTTGTAAAAACTCAACACCATATTGATTATATGTCAAATCATAATTGCCATGTTTTTTAATTTCATCCATCCATGAAGTAGATGCCTGTGGGCAGCAATAGCCACACTTAAAATTACAGGCATTACCGAAGCTCAATTCAAGATAACGCGGATTGACATCAGCGTCCCATGGTGTTTGTCCTAATTTTTCAATCAAAGGTTCGGCGAAATCGCTAGAGCTATGAATCATTCTATCACTGATATAATCAGGACCGAGATTTTCTACATTCCAACAATAGTAACATTCTTCTGGACGCACACCCGATAACATTTCTTTTCGACGTTCTTTTTTCCACTGGGTGTTATGGAGGGCGGCAGGATTAGCCTCAATCTCATGTAGAGGGATATGCTGCGGACGAGGATGATAACAGCTATGATTATCACCTGTATGCAAGTACAAGGTTTCGTGCAACCATTTCATCGCACATAGGCTAGGACTTACGGCATTTAACTTATCACGGGTTTTTTTAATAAATTCAACTCTACTCATAGATGTTCTCCAATAATTTTAGCTGCATGTATACCAAACATTTCATTAAACAGAGGACTGAAATGCCCTCCAGGTGACCACAATTTCAATTTATGATTTTCTTCGTTTTTGTTTAACTCTCGTTGGAATTTTGACATATCTAACTCTGTGTCCTGAAGCGTCAAAATCCTTGATTCCTCTAAAAGATTTTGAAAATCTTTATTATCACCTGCATTCTTTATTAGCTCGTTAAGTTCTTCCCCTCGCATAGTTTGTAAGTATACATCAACAAAAATAGGAAGTTTTCCTGTTTTAGCTAAAAAGAAATTATTAATCAACGATAATGTGTTAAGATAACGTATCCATATACCAAAATTACCTTCAGATCCTATATAAAATTGAGCCGCTTTCATATTAACAGCAAAAGTATTTAGCATATACGATACGTCGAACTTATTTCTGAAACTACCGCGAAATCTTCTTGACATATTTATGGTGTCATAGAACCCACCAATTCGAAATACATCCGTTAGTTGCACAACAGCAAGAGAAGGAAAAATATTCTGTTTTTCTAGTTCTTTGAAATGAATTACACTTCTATGTAACATGGCCTCTAAGGAAGAACCACCTGATGCTCCATTGAAATGCTTTACGCCCAATTCACGGGATACAATATTAGCCCAGACTCTTTGTTTTTCTATGGCATCAAATTTTTTAAATTCGTCCTCAGGTAAACAGTCTACTAAATTAGATACACTTTTTAACCATTTTTCAATATTTTCTGGATTTCTATACATACGGTCTTCATAGTCTAGTAATCCAGGCCATTCTACAAAATAATCATCAGCAAGTTCTGATCCTGCCGTGAAACTATCCCCGGTAAAATAAAGAAATTTTTCAGACATATTCGACCAGCGTTGGGAATGTATTGATGAAAGATTTGTTTCTACGAGCATCATATTGTACAATAAACTTTTGTAAATTTTTACGATTCAAGTCTATCTGAAAACTATTTAGCCCCTCTTCCATCACAGCAATATCACGTTTCAATTTAAGGATTTCATAAGGCTTAAATCCTTCGAAGGTATCGGCATAATTTTCATCTTGAACATGTTCTTCCATAAACGCCAACACCTTCTTTACTTCTTCAAGTTCCTTTGGTTGAGCATTTTGAACACTGAACCAATTGGGATAGCGTAACAAAGGAATATCAAACCACACTCTCTGAAATTTTTTCAATTCATATGGAGGATGAATTATATTATGCGATGGGGGAGGAGTAAACAATATACGTTTTTGATTTTTTCCTCCAAATTCTTTTCGAAGCTCTAATATTAGCTCCATGAATTTTTGAAGGCTAGGAATACTAAGTAGATTAAACGTGTTTATAAAACTAACACTTGTATGATGAGTTTCACGAAGGAATGTGCGAACATTTTCAAGTAATCTTTCATAATTTAATCCATCGCGCATGTATTCTGCCTGCTCCCCTACACCATCAAGGCTAATGAATAGCATGAAGTGTTTGTAGGCGGGGGCAACGTAGGCATAATTTCCTGAATTTTCATTGAAATTCTCGGGATCATCCCACACACGAATTTCTTCTAACTTCTTTACCTTATCTAAAAATGTTTCGAATAATTTTTGGTCAGGGGGGCAAAAATTACTAGTGATACTTAGCTCAAGTTGACCATGAGGATTTTCATTCACATAATCAAGAATTTTGAAAGTGTTTTTATCCATTAAAGGTTCGCCGCCAGTCATACGGAAAACACGCAACTTTCTGTATATCTCAGGCCACCATTCCCAGAATGCCTGCACATAAGGATTTTCTTTAGAAGAAATTTTTAAAGGCATCATGCCATTTTGTTCCAAGGCTGAGATGTCATTGTGTACATGGTCATGTAATGTAAACGGTCCATGAGTTTCAATGTCCTCTTGCCATGTGGTACTCAGATGTGGACTACAATACATACATTTAAAATTACACGCTTGATTGAAATTTACCTCAACATATCGCGGCGCACCTGACCATTTACTGCCATCAGCAACAATTTCGTCAAAGGCGGGTGCTGCCCACCATTCACTACTACGATAGTGGCGGTCACTCATATGCCCCTTGGGATCATCACTTTTTGCATCCTCAATTTTCCAACAATATGAGCATCCTTCTGGACGCTCACCGTTCATCATTTGTTCACGTTCAGCAATTTTCGTGGGTGTATTATGAAGTGTACCGGGATTCTTTTTTAACAGTTCTACTGGAATGGAATGTGTTGGGGGATGATAGCAACTTTGCGTTCTTCCCTGTGGTAAATGTAGACTTACTTGAAGCCATTTTGCCAAGCATAATGACGGGCTAGTACTATTTAATTTTTCGCGCATTAACTGAGCGCGGTCACCATATTCAGATGTCATACCGTATATTTTATTAGTTCATTGTAAACTTCAGGCCACAAATCTTGTAATGTATGTTTTTTATTATGATAAACGTTTTCTAAAGTTTTGTGATATTCCAACACATCATGTGCATTATGTGTTGTATTTTCTTTCAAGCTATCACCTATACTTTTTAGATTATCGAGGTCTAAATGTTGTAAGTGACCACAATTTATATTCTTATCATATTTACTAAATTTCTTTACTACATTGTCAATCTCTTGTATGGCTTTTTGTTTCAATTCTGCGGGCAATAAATTTACGTTAAGTTCTCTGGGATGCTCCATTTTTTGCCAAAGAATTGTTAAATCATTCGCTACACAAAAATCGTAATATTCTTCAATATTGAATGCAGAGTAGATACAATATAAAGGGCGCGCCATGGGATGTTCGTTAAAATCTTTTTTAATAATTTCTAAGTTATCAAGAAATACAGACCATGAGGCACCATGTCTAACGTATTCAAATCTATCACCGATAGTATCAAAACTTAGATTAAAAGACACTCTTTTAAATTTAGATGATAACACTTCATATATTTTATTTGTACCTAGAGGAACACTTAAATTTGTTACAACTACAGGATGAATTTTTTCGGATATATTTTCTAATAGCGAAAGATTTCTTTTTTGTAAGAAAGGTTCTCCTCCTAAAAGATACAAGCTCTGTATTTCATCCTTCTTTGATATGGCATATTCTAATACCCCATCATTTGTTCTAGGAGCAACCTGAGTTTCCTTTTTAATTGAAGCCCACACTGAACTAAAATATGGCATACAATAATTACATGCCAAATTACATGTATTATCCCATCTGATATCTAAAATTTCCGGGGTATGATAATCAATGTTATTTTTATAGAAATCTAAGTTGGTAAGATAGTCATCCTTTGTTCTATTTCTTTGAGATGCAGTGAAGGCTCCATTAGCTTCTAGTTCATAACAAAGTCCACAATTAGAATGTTGTTTATCCTCTAAAATGGACAGTTTTATTTCTCTAAGCTTTTCACCTTGAATAATTTCTGATAAATTATTCTCTTGAAGGTCTCCTATAGGATCTCTTCCTGAACAGCAGGTCTTAACCTTACTATCCGGACCAATAAACAACTGCTTCCAAGGTTCAGCGCAAAAATTTTTCATTATAGCCCCACCGGTAAAACGTTTTTCATATTAGGGTTGTTGTAATCTTTTGCAATTTTTAAACGCAAGTTAGCTTCGTTGCGCCATGGTATACCATCTGTAAGTAAATCATTTTCAGACAAATCACAACAATCATCATATGTAATGAAAATTTTTTCATTGGATATGAAAATTGCGTACAATTGCTCACCAATTAAACTATTCATTTTTGCAGAAAAATGATTTTTCATATTGTTCCATTTAGCCTGATGAACTCGGTCAAAGGAGCATGATATTTCAGATAATGCAATCAACGTGTTAGATGTAGGAACTTCAAAATATGATTTAGCAGTTGATAATTGAAATAAATCGCATTCTAATAAATTAGGAATACGAAATTCTTTTCTAACGTTTCCTATATATTCCTGTATCTTCAAAGTATTAAAACAGTTTAAAAATACTGTGTTATCGTAATGCACAAATAAATTTTCTAGAACTGGACGCCAAATCATTGCCTCGATTACAGGATCATATAACATTTTAAAATAACCACCTATGGCATCTTTATATTCTTTCTTAATGTTATCAGGAAGTAAGTTTGCATGATTTACAAACTGAACAATATGGTCAGTTGCGTCACCTGCAGCACCACATGCAAATATATCAGGAATAAATTGTTTTGTTAAATACTCTCCTGACTTTAAAAGGTCAGATTTTGCAGAAATTCGTCCTTCTCCGGTTACTAAAAAAATATTTAAACATTCTTTGTCATAATTTTTATAAAATTGACTCAGAGTAAAAGATAAATTACTGCCAGCCCATGCATAGTTGAATACAGGGATGTCAAATTTTTTTGCTAACACTCCTATCCAAGTATCATCACCACTAAAATGCCCAAAACTATCACCAAATATTTGTAACGCTTTAGGTTTTTTTCCTTGGCGTACAAAATTATTCATGTACATATCATGTACATACTTTCTATATTCTTTGTTGGTCATTTATATCCTAAACTCATATATCGGGTGAACTGTATACAATCTAAGTTTCCTGAAAATAGTGTGCGTGAAAGAGGATTATGTGATGTGAATTCTTGTAGTGTAGAAAAACACCGAACATGCTCTAGACATGAAAAATAATTGTTGCCTTGTAAAGCAACTAAACTACATTCAGGGATTTTATTTAACCAATCATTAAAAATTTCTTGTGTAACATGTTCAGTAGACGTATTTATGACCAAGGATGTTTTCTCATAGGATGAAAACGTTTGCATGTCATCGCACACAAATGTAATTCTACTATCATAGTTACATAATCTTGATCCTAGACTAGCACACTCAGGATCCTTGTCAATGGAGATGACATTCACCTCTTGAAAATTGTCAACAATCATTTGTGCTAGTATTCCATACCATCCACCAAAAATATACACAGTGCCAGGTGGTATATCTGTATATGCATTCAATATATTAACGAGCCAAGCCTTACTATTCAGTTGACTTGCCCAGAAATTTTCTAGAATACGATAATTATCAGGTGTTTCTCGGATAATATTCATCCAATCTATTACACGATGATGTGAAATCAAATTTTTCATAACTTATGGATAAATGAAAGGATCTTTCTTTCGAATATCTTCCATTCTTCGCTTTAATTTGTAGTTATAAAGTTTTTCTATGAGCCAATCAACAATTTTATCTATAATTTTCATCATCGCACCGTGTATTGCTCTAAAGAGCGGTTAAGGACATTGTTTACTTGGATGAATTGTGCCTTTTCAGGCATTTCTGAGATATTTATCGCGTCAATATAGGCACACGTTGAACGAATTCCACCCAAAATATCAATAACAGTGTGTTCCACCAGTCCCTTGTACGGGATTTGTACGACCCGCCCTTCGGAAGCACGGTAATTTTTCACTTGATTGTGCTTTTTTTGAGCTGCATGGCTACTCATGCCGTAAAAAGTCACTTTTCCATCACGGATTTCTTGTTCAGACTCATCATGACCGGCAAAAATACTGCCTGCCATCACCATTTGTGCTCCCACGGCTAGTGCTTTTGAGAAATCACCAGGAAAAACACACCCGCCGTCGCTCTGAACACCGCCTCCTACGCCTTCAGCAGCAGGAACACACTCCATGAGAGCAGAAAATTGCGGATAACCCACACCCGCAACACGCCGTGTAGTACATACAGCACCGGTTCCAATGCCCACCCGCGCTAAATCTGCGCCTGACAGGATCACACGCTCAACTGCCTCAGGTGTAACTACGGTTCCTGCCATGATGAAGGCGTCAGGTATGCTCTCGCGCACACGCGAAACGAAATCATAGAAGGTGTTCATGTAACCATTCGCCACATCAATGACAATTTTCGGCTTCAGTCCCTTGTTGCGCATATATTGTGACACATCTACCGCCTTACACAGGTCATCATCACTCATACCAATTGTTAAGAAGGCATGGGAGATATCTTCTTGCACCATCCAATCATCTAACATGTGATGTTTTGTGATGGCAGTAAACATATCGAACTTCTTTAATGCACGATGCATACTAAATGTACCGACACCATCCATATTGGCAGCAATGATGGGGACACCCGTGATGGATGTGCCCCACCTGCCTTGGATTGTTGTAGTCACATCTACCTGACTACGTGATGTAATGTCAGAAAATTGTGGTACAATTAAGACATCATCAAAATCCAACTTGACCATATTATGACGCCTTCTTGGTTACAGTTTCATACAACTGCTCAAAATCCTTATGCAGTTCAACTTCTTCACTGTAATTACCCTTGTGATAGGTGCGTGCCAACTTGTTGAGCACCTTACGATTCAATTGTAGGTCGTCGCAGATATCGTTCTTTAATGTTTTCATCAGGTCACGCTCCGCCTCAACGCGGGTCATGCTGGCTGAAATTTCCTTTAAGGCGTCAAGTAACTTCAGCTTATCTTCAGGTGATGCAGGTAGAGTCATGTTCTATATTCCTCAAGTCAAAGTTTTTCCCTGGGTCATGTTTTCTACCCCGAGGCCATGCAATATCTGAATGACCTAGTATGGGTTTCTCAACATTATCAGGATACCGCAATCTAATATAAGATAATAAATTTTTCAAGCTCTCGTACTGCTTACAGCTATAATTGGTGGAATTTGTTCCTTGTAGTGCAATGGCTATGCTAAAGCCATTCCAACCAAACATACCACCCCAACGTGAATCGCCTGCATGTTTTGCACTATGGCGTAAATCCATGAATTGAAAAATTGACCCATCAGTTTGGATGAAATAATGGTATGCCAATTTTCTTGCCCGTAAAACCAATCGTGTTGCACTCGCATTTAAATTCCCTCCATCATTATGAATAACAACATAATTTTTTGTTGTGTCACGGGGAACCTTACCCGGCAAGAAATTCTTTTTTATCTTTGGTTCTGCTGCTGCGAGTTGTAGCATCACTGCTAGTGATAGTGTTGCCAGCATCTAGTTCTCCTTTTGTGGGGATGATGAACCAGGCGGCAAAATATGCAATCACAATGGGCACCGGGGTGAACAATAGGCAAAATGCTGCAATGCGTACGACAGTAACATCCCAATCGTACATCTCACCAATACCGCCACATACTCCCCCAAACTTCTTGTTAGTTTCACTTCTATACCATTTCATGTTGTATCTCCCGATATTTCATCAGTGCAAGTTCTTTCGCCTTGGTCTCAAGGTCTATGTCAATATTTAGTCCATAATCATCAATGAAGTTGAATGCATAATCAGAATGGGCACGAGGATTGCCCTGTACATTCTCATTGAGATTTTTACTTTCGCTGTAGTGAAACAGCGGTGTACAATCCCACGTGGTTGATGCCAAATGCGCGGCACCATGACTTGTCATACCATCAGGATGAAAGGTATGATGAAAATAGTCAAAGGTGATGGGTGTATTGATTTGTGAATAAATGTCATCATACAATTGCTTAACCGAGAAGGCATTCGCCTTGTCATCGTTCTCCACAACCAATCGCTTTTGTGTATCTTCCTTGAGCATATGGAATCGGTCAATGAATCGGTCAATAACATCCTTACTGTAATTCATCCCGACATGAATATTTAGTGGATAATAATGATTGGCAGGTAATTGCATCATGGTCATCAAATCATTGTGATGATTCAAGTCATGAATGGAACGCCGAGCCACCTCATCCTTCACAGTACCGAGTTTGACAAAATGGTCAGGATGAAATGAGACACGTTGACCGCTGTCACGAATAATTTTACCGGCATCCTTCATGACATCTACAATGTCAACCATGTCAGGTAAATCATCAATCACATATTCTGAATTCCATGGGAAGATGTTACTGCCAATACGAAACACCTTAATGTTATTTGCAACATTCCAATTCAAGATAGTCACCAAGTCCTTGGCATTCTGTAAGGCTAAAGCGGACGTGCGAACCAAACCTGTATCCTGTTGGAATGAGGCCTGGCGCATCGTCCGCCCAGTGGTGATTTTTTGCTTACCTAGTGTGACATTGATGGAACAGTAACCTACCTGATGTGGCATAACACCTCACGATTAGAGTCATATTGTAATATAACATCCTATTATGTAGTTGTCAAGTCTTCCAGTCCACAGCGTTTAAATGCCCAAGCGCGCTCTTTGCATTGCCAACAAACGTTACATCGCCCAAGTTTTTGTTCAGTACATGTATGTGTGAGTGGTAATAAATCCATTAGATTGTGCGTCAAATATAACTGAACTATATCTATTTTGGTTAAATGAAATAGTGGATATATAACCTTACTATCATGATATTTTACTCTATTAGGACCACCTGGTAATTCATTTTTAGGGTAGATGTTGTCACCGACATAAAAAACATCAGCTAAATTATGTCGAATAACACGATTCAAAACATCCCCTATAATTTCATCATGAGGTAAATTTGGATTTCCAATAATAATAGGATCGTTTATTGAAACATGCAATCTTTTAGAAATCCAGTTTACTATGGGTTGAACATACATGGAAGCTCCGTCATGCTTGGCAACCGTAAAAGGTTGAATACATGACGGAGCTTCCTTTGCTATAAGATATAACATTACTGCACTATCCATACCACCTGATAATAAGACTCCGATGTTTCCGTTAAGTGGTTGAATGAGATTCATTAGCGTTAACTTTTTGTCTTTTTTGGTTTTCGAAGATGTGGTTTCACGCGAACCTTCTTCACGGTTCCTGTTTTCTTATTCTTTATCTTACGCCAAACTTCAGCGATATATTTATTCGCCATTATCTCTTTCTACGAATATTGCGTGCTCGACGCTTTTTGCTACCAACCTTTCGCCGTCCTTTACGTGGACGGTTCTTGTGTGGATGTGGCATTATTTCTCCTTAGTGCAATTAATAATAAGGTTTAACTTTAGGGTATAACACATCATAGTCTTGTTGATATAGTGGGTATATAATGTCACGAATTCTATTTAACAAAACAATATTTGATGTAGTGAGTTGAATATTTTTAGAACTATAGGATTGTGATGATTCACCAAATCTATCCTGAGTGAATTGGGATAAGTTATACATGTCGAGTATGTGATAATCATCCATGGAACAATTTGTATACTCAAAATATGTCGATAATGGGACGGTGTGTGTATCCCATTTTAACAATTCTTTTAAGTCATTCTCAGAATATAAAGATAAAAAATAATGAATATTTTCTATCATATTTCTTCTGTATGATATGTGTTTATATGCCTCTGAGTGTAGCTGTTTATACGTTAGTGGATATTCAGCTGCATCTTCAATGAACGGCGTATAGGCATAAAGATTATACCAACCTATAAATCTATCAATGGGGTCTCTGTATATAAAAATTTTCTTATATAAAGAGGGATCATTTAATAGTTCATTAGAACTATCATCTGTAACAGAAAGTTTTTTGAACCCCTTTCTTTTTATTAGAAGTCCATCTAAAAATGTGGAAGCACATTTATTGGCCGATACCAATAAAATACCCGGCGGCGTTGAAAAATATGCAATGAAAGGGGGATTCGTTATCATTTTACTTTGTATTGTTAAGACAATCCTTGTCTAATGATTTGTTCTTTGAGAGCATTAACATGGTTCGCGCTCAATTCGGTTGCCATCTTCATCAATTCTGGGATATTCTCCCGTGTAAGTTGCACTTCGTTTGGATGCATTATAACTCTCCGTGTTAGGTAATCCGCTATACTCACAAATTTCTTCTTGTGTACCAAAGATTCTATCCCAATTGTCATTGTAGGTGTTTTTATCTACACTCAATGGTCTGGGCCTATCTCCTTTACCGTTCATTTTATCTCTCCAAAATATTCCATTGAAAGTTCATCATATAGCGAATAAAAATCAGTCACATTTTCAAGCATTTCTTCATCTGATATTTCAAATGGAGTGTACGTATATTTAGTTTTTATAACAGGCAGTTGTAGAACTTGTTGTACTTCATCAGGATTATTTACAATGAAATTATCAGTGAAATGATAATCACATCTATGTTTAAATGACATGTGTTGTGTGTAATATTCAAATCTTTGTAATATTTCATCAGCAGTAATTACTACTGTTCCTTTATAATTTTTTCGTTCATCTTTGTTAACAAATGTATCGGTCTTTTTTGCGACTAAAACTTTCAATATCTGTTTTTGTAAGTTGTGTGGTTCAATGAATACTGTAGTGTAGTTACTTTCTAGTACTTTATTCACGATGGAAAAATCGTGATTGGAGATGATTTTAATCAGCGGTAAAGGATTACTGCTTAAAATTTTTTTCACTTTAGCATCTATATTCTGCGTATATCTAGGATTGAATGCAGAAAACTTACTTGATAAAGGAGTTCGGACAGCACCTGGATTCACCATCATGACACTACCATATAACAAGTGATATGTGTAGGTAGACGAGGTTCTAGGTAAGGAAACAATACAGAACATTAATCGTTGTCTTTTTCTAGACCAAAGGGAACATAATTATACCATAGACGTTCATGGAAATAATATAAGGCAATCTTTGTGATGACTTCCACACCGCCAACTGATACACCAATTTTCCAACTGCCGGAAATTAATCCGGCAATTATCATGGTGTCTATAGTACCTAGTATTCGCCAACTAATGGCTTTAGCAATGTGTCGTTTACGCTGAACCATTACAATCCCATCTCCTTACGCACGTTAGTTGCCGAGATGGATTCTGTTTGGGCATCTAGATGAATTTGTTCCACCTTGTACCCAACATCTCGCCCATAATACACACCGGTGATGTTAGGAAGATAATAGATGTGATACCGTCCTTCATACTTGTCGCGCAATTTTTCATCAATGAAAGTTTCAACTTCATATGAAGTAAACGGATTCTTTGCATCCGTGCCGTGAGTGTCACGGATACCAATCAATACCTGCCCTTCCTTTTCCAAGATGGTTTCAAACAACTTCACATGACCATCATGGAAGGGTTGAAAACGTCCAATCATCAATCCCGTGGGTGCCTTCCAATCGAACACAGGCTTCGGAGCAAATGTCTTTTCAATCTTGGCAACAATGTCATCTGTCTGAACATTTACATCGCCCCAAGCTGTGATTTCAACATCAACAAAATCTGGGCGAATAAACACCTTATTGGTATCTTCAAATCGTCCTGCCTCAATGGTGTTCATGAACACGACGAAATCAGGTTCAAATGCCCAGCGCGTATCTGGTGTGGGGCATACAAAATCAGCAACACTATATTCCGTGTTGGCTACATGTGATAAGTCGCGCATGCGTGAAGCCTGACGAATTCTTCCTTCTTCTGAAAAGTCCCAATCATTGAACATCTTACGCACTTCATCGGCATTGAAATATGCCGCCTTGAGCTTTTCAGCAAGCACCTTTGCCAAGGTGGTCTTGCCTGAACCAGGTAATCCCATAACTAAAATTTTCATACTGTCTCCGGTGAAGTTGACCAAACAATGCTATTCAGTTTATACTTATATTCATTACGAATTGTCCTTTCTACAAATCGCCTAAAATCATCAACATTACGGAACATATGATTTGTTCCTTGATGCACAACACCAAACACACCCACTACTTCCAATACATCCACCTTGTTGATAATTAAATCTGTAACGTCATTCACATGCATGGCTTGGATGACATCATCAAGATGTAACCAACGCACCTGTCGCTTTCTGCCTGTCGTGGCGCCAAATTCTTGCCCCACTTCTTGAATGGATGTAAACACAGCATCATCTTGCGTGTAATGTGTTTTAAATCCTGAGTAGGTTTCATATGCCTTCATGACACCATACACATTGCGCCATGTGCGCGGAGCAATACCATTCAATGCCACGGCACCGGTCGTGCAATGTGAACTTGTGACATAGGGATAATCTCCCCAATCAATGTCAATTTGAAATCCTTGAGCTCCCTCACACAATACAGTTAATTCACGCGGCATCTGAAAAAAATATTGAGCAACATCAATTACGCCATAGGGTCGAGTGAAATCATTGAATGTAACTAAATCACCCAGACGATTTCCTGTACGGGCATACTTGTCCCGATAGGTGGGACCAATGCCTTGGCGTGTTGTCCCAATTTTATTATCTTGACCATCTTCGGCAATATGGGCGGGTGCCGTGATGTGACAACGCTTATCAACATAAATGTTGGTTTCAAATCCCAACTTCTTCAACATGTTAATTTCTTCAACCAAGGCTGGAATATTTACGACACACCCAGGACCAATAATGCAGGGAATGTTGTAGAACACCCCCACAGGAACTTGATGTGTCACCACCTTTTGTCCTTCATGATAGATGGTGTGTCCGGCATTGGCGCCGCCATTGAAACGTAAGACTACATCATAGTCACGCTGTTTTGCCAAATGATGTGACACCTTACCCTTTCCTGTGTCACCTGCCTGTAAATCAATTACAATGTCTGCATGTTTAATCATAATATAATCCTATGTGTAGTTATGCCGAGAAACTTGACCCACATCCGCATCCGCCTGTGGCGTTGGGATTTTTAAATGTAAATCCGGATTCCGTCAATGTCTTGACATAATCCAATTCAGCACCTTCAAGATATTGTGCTGAGAAAGGATCAACAATGATTTTCACATCGGCGGCGGCATCAATGAGCACATCATCATCGGCAGCAACATCTTCCAACATGAGTGTATACTTAAATCCTGAACATCCGCCGGGCATCACACCCATGCGATAATGTTGCACATCATGCTCCTTGTTGGCACGGAGTTCTGTGATAGCGTTATCAGTTACGTGAATATTCATTATCGTCCTCGGTTAACAAAACGAATTAAAGTTTGTACTGCTTGTGTGTTTTCTGGGCGGACAAATTCCAATCGTCCTGCCGTCTTGTGGTCATACACCATGGCGCCTACATATTTCTGAACACCCGAACATCCCACACATGTTTGTGTGTCAGGCAGAATGTCTAACCGAGATTGTGGAATCATGGATTTGCATCGAGCACAAGTACGCATAATATCTCCCAGTGAAAGTATATATGAAATATATAACTGTTCTTCTCGTTGTCAAGAGCCAATTGGTTTGGCGTTACTCCCCAGCAACTTTATGGGCATGATGCCCACGCGCACATGGTTATACACTTTTCCATCCACTTGAAATTTTCTGTCGGCACCATATCGAGCACCCAATATGGCTTTATACCCATTGGATTTAAAATGAGAAATGTCTGTGGAAAATGATGATGCCACAGCAGAAAATGATAGGGCATGGGTATTGCCCTGTGGGCGCAGAATTGGGTTACCTTGGGCAATCATGTTCACGTTATCGGCATGTCTACCATACCCACTGAATTCCGGACCATACACCGCCTTCCCTATTAATGCATCATCTTTAATATCGGCATAAAATCGTTGGCGCCCATCAACAATGGCATCATACACTTCTGCCAATTGTCGGAGAAATGCCAACACTTCTGGATGTTGACTAATGGCGCCAGGTTTACTACCATCGGCATCGGCACTCACGCCTGAATATTGTTGGAACCCACTGGAGTCCGTACCTAATTTATGTGATAGAAAATAGACATCCTGAAATTTCTTTGTGGTGTCATTGAATGAAACCAATGTAATGTCCGCCTTGGGTGTGCCCTTCACTTTGTTGGCACCATAAATGTTTTTATACACCTTGCCCCCAATGTTCACATCAATTGGGGTTTCCAACTTTAAAATGTATTGATTAATGTCTTGTAACACCATTAATTCACCGCGCTCCGTGGCGGTGGGTGCGTTCAATGCATATCGTGTATCCAAGTGATGCATTCGCGCCAATAATCCATGTACCGCCTCTCCTGAGGGACTAGCCACCACAGTGCCCACGGCACCCCCTTTGCCTCCAAACTCAGCCGTCTTTTGTAACTGAGAGAGTTTCATCCCGACACCTTTCTCGGTGACGAGTAGGGCTTTGTTCATCTCCAAGGTGTTGCGCGCTTCTATGAGAGCAATGATGTGTTCTTGTGGGAGAAGCACCACCTGTTTTCTGTCCGTGGTGGTGAAGGCACTTTTTGTTTTATATTTTTCTAGAAACTTCTCTACACGCCAATCATATTTAAACAATTCCGCGGGACGTAAATCGGATGCCATAATTCTTCTCGGGTTAAGTGTTATCTTGGATGATGTTGTAATAAAAGGCGTTACTATCTTCCGTGGAATATTTCGGCGTGTTCTCCACACGATATTTCTTATCGGAGATGAGGCGGTGCACCACCAAGTCTTTCTTCACCGTGAAGCTGGGGTCAAAGAAGCGCATTCGATTATTGGGTTGTATGGCAAAATGCCCGGAATCCAACTTTATCACATGCCCGCATTTATGATTGTCTGCTGTTTCGGCATAGCCATAGCGCAATTCTGAATAATCACCCTGACTCCAATCTATGGTGAACAGATATTCTCCGAGATGTTTTACATTGTCTCTATCATAATAGATGCATGACAAATGGCTCAACGCGGCAAACGTGGTTACACTCACGTTGTAGCTGAAATTGTTCCAGAGTTGCAATTGTTCCAAAGGACGATGTTCACATTCTTTCCAGCACAAGGCACTGATGGGCACACCCCACCAGACACCCCCATCTTCCATGAGAATGTTGAACAACGTGGCTTCACCCGGACGGCTCATAATGGCAAAGGCAATGCAGGGATAATATTCGCCCCACCCGCGTTCATGATTTTGAAGATATTCTCCGCGCACCAAACAACTCATCACGGGAATGTTGGCGTTTAAATAGGCCATTTGTCTCGGGGACAGGCACCTGGGCCCTTGGGTGTGTAAATCTTCTTGGTGATGGGACATCCACAGGCACCGCACTTCCACATTTTAATGATGGGCATGAATTCACGTTCATCACAGGTATCGCAAATGTTCGCCCGCTGATTGGCAACATGTTCTTGTTCAGGCGTGGGTTTCCGTGCCCGATGCCATGACACAATGATTTCTGAAATGTCAGGTATTTTCATAAGATGGTGTTCGTGTTAAAGTGGACATTGTTATTTATCTGAGGCGGTGAAACATGATGGTTCGTTGTGAAACGATTTTTCACCACCCAGAACTACATCCCCGAATTCTTCCCAGGACGGACACGGTGGCATCATCACCCCATCGCGGATGTGTGGTGCTCCCGGTGTGATAATCACGATATGTCATGAATACACGCAGCAGTCCCGGCGCGGGCGGAGATTTTCTAATGTCCCAACACACCACGCGCCCCACTTGAGGCGTGACGGGAATGCTCATTGTGGTCACACCCGACACCCATGTGTCATTCACCACCCCTTCCCAGGCAGCATCACTTTCAATGCGCACAATGTATCCTGACATGTTGGGTGCCAGAACATACATGGGGAAACAGGCAGAGAGAAACACACAACACAGTATCATGTATTTTTTCATGAAAACACTCCAACAATGATGAGATGAAGGATGTAATAAATGATGCCCAACAACAACACAATGGGTGAGAAAAAGAACAATGTTGTGGAAAGAATGGCAAGAATGGGAGGAACATCATGTCCCTGAGATTTTCGATACAACACCCCGGGTAACAGGGTGATGCATAACAGAAAGATGGAAAACAGTATAAGAGTCATGTTTTGCTGGGAAAAATTTTTTCTATAGGGAATTCTGACAATGTATGGAGTTTTTCATGTAAGGGGGAAAGACACGATACCTGTCAATAGGGGGTTTATGTCGCCTTACACACTATGGATGACTAGAGATTTCCCTACCTCGGTTTTCATGTCCTGTCCAGAACATATATCATAACGCCGCCTGCCAGCACTCCTATCGCCAGGATCATCAGCATCATGAGGATGTTCATCATGACGACACCCCTTGGATGGCGTCCTTCGCGCGCAGCACCAATTCCGCAAGCAAAATGCCTACAAGGGATCCGGTCAGAGTGGCGCCGAGAAATGCAAAGAAATATGTCACGTTATCCATAATTAGCTCCTGTTGCGTGTGATGATGACAAACCCATTGTGGTCGTGCTTCTTGGCTTCCCCCTTGCCGCGCAGACCCACCCAAACACCCTTGGGGTCTAGGAACCTCAGGTCATGTTCGTCGCCGTCAATTACGGGGCGACCCTTGTACGTGGTGGGCAGGGGTTCACCCTTCTTGGTGTCGAACACCACCGCCACGTTGTATCCCTGGAAAAACATCTCCTCTACGTCACCATCATTGCTTTCGCTGCGTGAGAACGTGAGGTGGTAGTTTGCGGGGATGTTCCTGCGGTTCGTATGCTTGGTGTAATCGTAAAATTGCACCTGCGGAAATGCCTGCATGATGTTTTCATACTGGACACCCTTCACCATGACGGGGACCAGTTCCCAGCGCACGTCGGAAGTGAGGTTGAACCGGAATGCTGGGGTGAGCTGCAACCGCTTCGCCTTCCGGATGGCAGCTTCCACGTGCTTCACCAGCTCCGTGAGGAACTCAGGACGCTCCTCGAAAAACCGACGGGTCTTGGCGATGCGCGATTCCTGCGTGCGCGTGAACCTGCCATGTCCCGAGGTGTAGAGGCACGCCGTGGTGCATCCTTCGCTCGCGGAACTGCACACCTGATACCCCGAGATCCGCGCCGGGGCAAAATGGATCCCGAAGCTCTTGTACCCGAGGATTTCACCCTTCACCAGCTTGGGGTTCACTTCCGTAAACATTAGCGGGTCTCCTTGCAGTGAGCGTTCCACTTATCGGCTGCTTGAGCCATGCGAACCAGCTCCTGCTCAATATCCGCGCTCACGGTGCGCGCGTTTCGGACAAGGTAGAGGAGAACGGGAACCAGTGATTCCCACGTGGGCGTTGCGTCGATTGTCTTGGTCGTTTTAGTCATATAGCGTAATATAGCACCCGGGGAACCATTTGTCAAGCCCTGGCTAAGTGCTTGATTTATATGCACTTACGGGCGCGAGGGGATAAGTGCTTACGTCCCATGCACTTAGCCTCGCGTCAAGAGAACCCGTCCCATGCGCTCCCAGTCCGTGGGGTGACTCTTGGCAAGCGCGCAGAGCTTCATGACCGTACGCAGACTCAGCTCACGCAGGTCGTCCCGATGCTGCTTAATGAAGGCGAGAATCTTATTCCCAACGTCTGGCTTGACATTTTCCCGCGCAAAGAGCTTGCCGCCCGTGGCAATGTGCTCGATCCAGAGACTAATGGCCTGCCGGTCATGGAGACGCAGATCCAAGTAGAGGCTACGTGACATGAGCGCCTCGAAATGCGTGACATACTTGTTCCCGCCCATGTCTACATACTTCTGGAAGTCAAGGTTGGAAATGAAAATGAATGAGCCGTGAAATTCATAGCTCTGCGGAACATCATCCTGCTTGAGCGTGTGACTGTCCTTGAGCCAAGACACGCGGCGATTGGCGCTGGAGTCGCAGAGCGCCTTGAGGATGTTGAGCGCGTCCTCATCGGTGAAGATGCTGTCGGCGTCATCCAGGACAATCACGTTGCCGTGCTTGCGATTGCGATACCCGAGCTTGTAGAGCTCGACCGCGCTGATGGCGCCCGACACCGACTCCGTGACAATGTTCGGCGTATTCTCAAGGATGTTGCTCACCGTGTAGGTCTTGCCTACGCCTGGGGCACCCGTCACCACCATGCTGCGAATGTCACCCTTGGTGCTACCCTGCGTGAGCTTGCCCAACATGTCGAACCGATCCTTGAGGTCGGTGAGAACCTCGATATCGGTGCGAGCCTTGACGGTTGCCTTCGAGGCGCGCTCGGCGAGCATCTGCTTGGAGGGACGACCACGACGCTTAATCTGGAGAGACATAGTTCCTGGGATGTGTGTTGTGTTGAGTGACTATACTGCGTAATCTAGCACCGTTTCAACCATTTGTCAAGCCCTACTCCTCAGAGTAGGATCCTGCATAGAGGGCTTCGCAGTCATCATACCCCCATCCGTCGCCCGGGGCATCATAGGAGTAGCAAGCCTCCGTCTGGCACTTCTCCGAGCAAAACTCCGCGCTACCGATGAACGTGCCCACCTCATGCTCGCCGCACACCTTGCACATCGGGACATGGTACATGCTTAATCTCCTTTGAGTGTATACTGTAATATAGCACCCTGGGAACCATTTGTCAAGCCCTAGGCGTAAATGGGTTTCGACCAAATTTCCCGGTCCAGGCGCTCATTCAGGAGCTGGCAGAAGTGCACCGCCATGTGCTTGAGCTCGGGGTTCCACGTATTAATCGTGGAGTTGGTGCGCACGTCCACCACGGCGATGCCGTCGGGGTATTCTCGGATTTGGTAAATATTCATCATACCATGTAATATAGCACCCGGGGAACCATTTGTCAAGTGCTCACCAGGATCGGGGTGGGTGCCCCCGCTCCACTGCCTGATAATAGGTTTTCAGGAAATCCGCGGCAGCGCGCGCCTCGGTGTAGGTGCGGTACACGGTGTCCTGCGCCAGACCCGTCACCATGTTAATGACGTACCACGTGGAGGCGAAGCCCTCAACCTCAGCGAACCGATTAATGGTGTATGTTTTCATATACTGTAATATAGCACCGGATTCCGGGTTTGTCAAGCCCTGGGGTTGGGAATGGTTTCCAGGAAGTCATCCCGCCAATCCCCGAAGGTGAAGTTGGCAGGCACCACCCGGGATCCAATGATGTACTCCCGGAAGAGGGGGTTGTCCGTCTCCACCTGCGGAGCCACGGCATCCAGTACATACTGGATCTCCAGCCCCGTGGACTCTGCGTCCACGTTGAGGATCAGGTAGTCCGATCCCCCCTTCGCCTTCCAGTAGGGGTTCTCCCCATCCACATCCCCTTCCGGCGTGAAGGCGTAGTTTTCATAGCACTGCGTGGACACCAGGAGCGCGGCAGTCATCACGCGCACATCATCGGAGTAGGTGTTATTCATCATATAGTGTAATATAGCACCGTTTCCCCCATTTGTCAAGCCCTGGCGTAAGTGCTTGATTTACATGGACTTAGCGCATCATCTCCATCATATGGAGCTTGGCGAGGCGCTGCGCCTTGTATTTCTCCTTGGTGGACACGCGGTTGCGCTTTTTATCCCGCTCCCAGGCTTGGAACTCCCGCTTGGCCTCTGCCATCGCCTGCTGATATTCCTTGCCTTCGTACAGTGCACCGAGAATGCGTTCCGCCATGTTAGTTTGCCTCTGGAAAGGGGTATGCTGCCTTGAGTCGTGCGCCTGACACCAGGTGGATGCGTCCATCCTGATCCTTGAACCAATAGGTGACATCGGTGCCACCGAAATCCGAAAACCGTTCCATCTTGCCCGTCCGCCACACACCCGTGGCATCCTCAAATCGCCAAAGCATTAGTGTTCCTTGATGGTGGGAAACATTACATCCTCGATAATGTCCGGCGCATACTCAGCAACCTGCGACTCCAGCTGAATGTCATTCAGCTCATTCAACTCCTCGTCCAGCTTTTCATACATAAACTGGCAGAGCTCTGCCATGGACATATTATCCATGACCCGGTGGATGTAGGCGTCGGTGATGGCCTTGCGTTCCGTGTCCGTGAAATGCTGATCCATTAGAACCACTCCATGTTGATGTAATCATCCTGTCCCACCACTTCCCAATATCGCATAGTGACAGCATCCTCAGCCAGAGGCGTGTCCAGATACACGTTGCCCCGGTGAATGCAATCCAAGGCGAAGTTGTTGCCAATCAGCGTGTAGGTGGCATCTCCCCAAGTGACGTTGCTGAACCCAGCATCCAGAATCTGATCCTGCTCATCCTCGGAGTATCCCATATGCTCCAACACCGGAACAATGTTCACAAATGCCACCTGGTTACGATTTACCATTACACCATCTCCGCTGCGTAGTCATCCACCATGTGCTCCGCGATTTCCTCCCAATCCACCTTGCTGAGGAAACTCTGGGCGAGGTCGAGCGCGAACCCCTTGGAGTCCTGCTCCACTAGCTCATTCACATACTCTTCCAAGCTGCCTGCCAGGTCCTCCACCAACTTCTCCATGTCGTCGGGGTCGCTGTAGCGAACCGTGTATCCGAAGTCCTCGATGGTCATCCCGTCGAGCATTTCCAGGTTCACGCGCCACGTTTCATAGTT